ATTTGCATAAAGTTATTGTTCCATCCATCAGGACCGTTCAACCATCCTCTTGTTAGAAAACTAATAGAACTGCCAATTAATTTTCTAGCTTCTTTATCTTCTTCGTCTACCATCATGCCAGTCAATTTGCCGATAGCACAATCATAATCTCTTGGCATATCTCTATTGGCTACCTCAATCTGTTTCAATGCCACCAAAACTGATGCTCGCTCTAATCCTTCGCCCGTAGCATTGAGTACAGCACTAGCCTCATTATCTACAGGTACGTTGTTTGACAAATTAGCAATCCATGATAGTTTTGTAAATAATCTTTGCACACAGTCACTATAATCGACAACGTTTTCAGTATGATTAGTATTTGTTCTAGTCAAGGCAAAATGTAATTGAATACCTGAATAAAATAGTAATCGTCTACTTTCTCCTAATGATTTTTGAGCATTTAGGAAATCTCCATGTGGACCAAATTGTAATGGAAATATATCTAAGTATGGTTCAGAAAATGATAATGAACGATCTATAGATTCTAACATCAAAATAACTTCTGCCAACTGACTCTGAGATAATGTCAATTGATCTGCATAGGATTCAGCGATATTTCCATTTCGCACATTATTCATGTTATTTGAAATTCTATTTATTTCTTTAATAACTTCATCTACATATATCCAAGCATTTTCTACATCGGTTGCTCGATCACCAGTCAATTGATTATTATTAGGGTAAAGAGGAAATCCTACAACATTACCAGTTGCCGAACCCAACAACCGAATATTACTATCTACTAAGTCAGATTTAATCTTTCCTACTCTATAAATATCAAATGGCATGGGTGATGCTTGATCTGTGTCCCATCCAGCAAGAGCAGTATCAACAGCCACACTAAATTCTTCACCAGCTTGGTGCAAGATTGTAATTTGGTCATTTTCTTCTGCTGAAAATTCAGCAAGAACGGGTGTTGCTAAAAATAAAACTATCATAATACTTAGTAAAAATTTTTTCATTTAAACTCCTATAAATTAAAATTAATTTTGGTGACGATATCGGGATTTGAACCCGAACTACATGAGTGAAAGTCATGTGACCTAACCGTTAGTCTATACCGCCACAATATATTTGGTGGTGAGCATAGGATTCGAACCTATAACGGTGTCCGTACCTCCGGGTTACAACCGGGTCATTTAACCATTCATGCAACTCACCTTATTAGTTATGTGATTTTCTCTATAATAATAGTCGTCCATCTTACTTTCCTTTATTTCTTTATTTTATCAAACATCCAATTATCAAATTTCTTTATTTTATCAAACATCCAATTATCAAATTTCTTTATTTTATCTATTATACATCTTTCCCACCAATTGTCAAATACTTTTTCAACTTTATCTGTTTTATCTATCAAAAGATTTCCAGTAGTTGGAAATATCACAGAAAATACCACAAACAAACAAAATAAGACTATTGATCCCATTAAAACATATATCATTATAATTTACATCCTCGATTTAAATTCTAAAAACACTTTTCTAAATTCTAAGACAAGAGGTTTGCTTATATATTTTGTATAGTGTTTTTTCTTCAAATAATTATATTTTGATGTTGCCAGATATGCTTGCAATTCATCATAATAAACTGTTTCATCATATCCCTTTTTCTTTAGTATATCAAAACATGGTTGCTTGAAATCGCCAAGAGACTCTAACATAGTATCCATTTTTTTCTTATACTTCTTATTTAAGAAATATAATCCATGTGCCATTTCATGTTCGTATGTGCTATATTCTTTTTTTGATAGCTTTTGAAATGTTCCTATAATACAAAACTTTCTTCTAGTTTTTAAAATAGGAGCTATTAGTTCTTTAAATTCTTTCTCTCTGTTGGTTAATTTTTTAACTGGAAATTTTCTATAAAATTCTCTTATTATTCTACTACTTAAATTAAAACCAACCCAATCAACAAAATATGTAAAGTTGCCATGTTCTTTTGCATATGCATCCATGAATTCTTCTATACTAAAATATACTCCACGAATACCATCTATATTCGATTCATAAAATTCTTGCATCCTCATAAATGTTGCAACTAATTCATATTGACTTACTGACTTTAAATGGTAACAACCCGGCAATTCGGTTTCTACTAACTCCATACCATCCCTTCTTAAAGAACTTTTGTTATGATAAAAAACTCCTAGCTATTGTGGAAGCTTGTTTCGAATCATATTGATTTGGAACTGTTTCTTTCAACCATTTCATAACCTGACCAATTGATGTAATCTCTAATTTTTTAGTATATGAGTTGATCATATTTACCAATTGTTCTTCTGTAAGTTTTTCTGGTAGATATGAAGATAGCAATTCTCGTTCAATTTTTGCTTTTTCTCGGAAATCTGCATTGCATGGATGTTCTAATAGAGCATCAATATTTTTAACAAATACTTGAATCATATCAAGAACTTCGTCATCGGTAGTTTCACGATTACCACGATTCTTACCTTTCATATATGCTTCGGAGTATAGAGTCATCAATGATGTTGCTTTATCCTTTTCTCCGGCTCTACGTGCTTTATCTGCATCCATCTTTATAATCTTCAAAAATGAGTCTGTCATAATATTTATCCTCTATTTAGTTTTGTTTTATCTTGAAAAATTCTCCACTGTTCGTCAATATCATATCCTCTACTATGATTATTACAGTTATTACTAATATAATGAAAAATTTCATCTACATCATCACTTTCTAAAACCTTTTTTAACATTTCTTTTTTTGATTTTACTTCATCCACTTTTTCTTGATATAGTAGTAAATTTCTTTCGATATCATCAATTATATTTATTAATTGATTATTAACAAACTCTGCTTTTTGATCTTTTCTTAATTGTGTATATTGATCGTACTTGTGTATTTTACTCATTTTTACTCACTCCTATTTAAAGGTGGAAGGGGATACAAGAATCGAACTCGTATCTTCTGGACCAAAACCAAACGTGATAACCGTTACACCAATCCCCTGTATGTATTTATTTTTGGCGGGTAGAGTAGGATTCGAACCCACATCGAACAGTTTTGGAGACTGTCATGTTACCGTTACACTATCGACCCGTTTAAAAATGATAATTGTTGCTATTAAATTTCCATATATGATTATCAATGTTATTTTCGTACAATCGTAACTTTTCTTCTATATATGTTTTTTTATCAACGTCTTTCAAATCATATAAATATTCATCAATTATCGTTTGTTTTATGTTTGATACCTCGTGTATGATATCATCTGTCAAAGTTTCTATACACTCTTTCAAATCATAATATGAAGACTTATATGAGGATACTTCTTCTTCCCATCCAGATATCTCTCTTTGATGTTCAACAATTAAATTAGCTAACTCAGCTTTATTACTTTCAACCGTTTTGAGTTCGCTGACATCCTGTTCTAATATTTCCAAAAAATTTGATGTTTCTGGTTCTAATATTTCACAATTTTCAACATGCCATTTATTGATTTTTTCAGATATCATATTCATAATTTATCCCATCTTTATTTGGACCCCCCACAAGGATTCGAACCCTGACCAAGACTTTCGAAGAGTCGTATGCATCCATTACACTATAGAGGGTTAATAAGTTTCAATAAAATTCTAGCTGTATTGTGTGCATCATCTTTTCCACTATGAGCATTTCCAATAAATTCCATACCTGCAAGTTCTAATGCTTTACTCAATCTAATTTCTTTATCTAATCCATATTTTAATGAAAACAAATTCTTTATATTTAGATATGTATCTGAAAATTTATACCTATTAAGTATCTGCTTTTCTTCACATTCCTTTAAGATTTGTTTCTTATCATAATTTCCCCATGCCATATATGGTTTATATTTTGGGGCGAAATCTTTATTGAAGTTATGCAATGCTCTATCTAAAGTAGTTCCTTTATCTTCCAATAGTGATTCTGATATACCTGTTAATTCTTCACAATAATCACTTATAATATGTTTTGTTGGTTTTACATAATAACTTTGCAATCTTCCGGTATGGTATTTATTATCCAATTTAAATACTTCACATACTCCTATTTCAATAATTTCAGATTCTTCTTTTTGAAGTTTTCCATTTGGAGCAACACCATCTTCCCAACAAGTAGCTTCAAGATCAATTACTAAAAATTTGTCTAATCGTACACTCATTTTAAAATCCTACCGCATTATGTGATTTTTTATTTTGTTCTGCCAATACTTCGTTACACAGTTCCACACACTCACTACATATATAAACACCCGGACCCGCTATGATGTATACACCATCGTCTTCATGATTACTGCTACAAAAGGAGCATGGAAATCCAATTCGTTTTAGTATATCCGGTTTTGGAAATTGCCAATATTCATTCATAATTTTTTAAATATAAAAGAAGGGAGCCGACATATCCTTGCCGACTCCCCAAAGTTGTTTTAACAGGCGGGAATCGAACCCGCAACCGATAGTTTTCAATAACTATTGCCCTAACCAGTTGGGCGACTGTTTGTATTCTACATAATTCTCTTAACAGTCCCGTGTATGCTAATACCATTACGTTCTGCCATTAAACTACCCAGCCATGATAATTTTGGAGGCTGGGATGGGATTCGAACCCATTCCTTAATGTTTAAGGGTCTGCAACATACTATATATAGAAGATTTACAATAAATTTGGTGGCTAATATTATAACGATAATGATATGTTGTCGCTAATAATAATAATAAAATTGCACCACAAAATTAAATACCTCTGATTAAATAATTTCTTAATTCATCTGAAATTTCTAAATCTTTTACTTCGATTGAATTGGCTCTATTACGTGCTTGTTTAACACCATGTTCGAGTCTATCCAAACGAGTTAGCAATTCTGCTTTTTGTGCGGTAGAATACTCACCAGACCAAATGGTTGTATTGAATTTACCACAATTAACTTGCTCGTTCCATTTCTCAAGTTGGGCAGGATGTTTTTCCGTTGGAGGAACCATAACTTTGAATCGAACTTCTTTACGTGTTCGAAACGCCGGATCAGGTGTTGTAGTCCAAACATCTTCTCCCCGGTCTACATCTCGTTCCCATTTTACACCCGGTTGTAGAGTTGGAATTGCTTTAAGAACTCTTCGCCATTCTTTGATCTTAGCTTCGAGACCAAGCAAGAATCCAACAGGAACTCCTGTTTTTAAAGTTTTTCCTTCCACAATAATATCAGCAACCGCTTCCTGATTGGTACATTCTTTTTGGAAGGTAACATCCAATTCATTAGAAACTACTCCCCAAAAATGTTCGAGTTTCTTGTCTACCGAAGTTACCATTTCGGTTGACTCTTGATATGCTTCGGATTCCTTTTCATCTTCAGAGAAAGGAACATACTGTTTAACACCACCACGAAAATGTGTGGATTTGTTGGTAAAGGTATTTTCAGTTTCCTTGATAATATCCTTTGATGCTCCCTGTACCGATCCTTCTACTGCTAGAATTTCATGTAATTTTGGCATAATCATTTCTCCATGATTAAAAAATTAATAATAAATTTGGTTCCAAGGGTAGGTAACGATCCCACCTCTATCGGGCTTCAACCGAATGCTTTCACCATGTAAGCTACCTTGGAAAGTTATTTGGAGCCTATCCACTATTCCATCCATACCGACATGTATGAAATTATAAATAGCTTCAAGGCATAATATCTACTTCTTTATATTCAATGATTTTCTTGATTTCTTAATACATTTTTTCAACTTCTTTTCTTCTTCTACACTCAATGGGTGTCCGTTAACATGAACCATAAGACCAGAATTAATTTTTTTGGTGTGTATTGTATCTAAATCATTTACCATAATTAGTCTCCTGACAGTTATATGGAGCGGATAACCGGAATCGAACCGATGTCTTCTGCTTGGAAGGCAGTAGTTCTACCAATTGAACTATACCCGCTTGTTTGATTGTTATAATACAGTGTAACACAACTTCATTGATACGTCAAGATATTATTTTATATTTTTCCACATCAAAATGGTAGGGAATGAGGGTATCGAACCCCCGCATTTTCCATGTAAAAGAAACGTACTACCATTATACTAATTCCCTACAAGTTATTTTGATAATTTTTCTTCTTCGTCTTTGTATGTATCTGACAAAGATTTATTTTCTACCTTACATCGAAGATTACCAACAAAATTTGAAGTTGTTGAATATGCAGTTGCGGCTCCTTGAATAGATGCGTCAAAATTTGAAATATTTCCGCTCTTAAATCCTAGACCACCACCAGTAGCAAATGAGTCTTGATTTGCTCCCATGAATAGAAAATTCCAATTATAAACATCTTCCTGTTGGGTAATCAACTTTTTAATTTGTTCTCTATTGTATTCTTGTGAGGAATTTTCGTGTCCATCTGTCATAACCACAACTACAACATGTTCTGGTTTTTGATTTTCCCCAAGTTTATCTATCTTTGATCCTACAGAATCGATTGTTCTACCAATAGCATCCAACAATGCTGTCATACCTCTTGCATAAATATCTTTTTCCGTGATTGGATGAACAGATTTAATATCTACATCTTCAAATACTGTTTCATATTCAGTATCAAAAATTGCAAGAGTTAAATCTGCGGTTCCTTCAATTTTCTTTTGATCTTGAACAAAAGAATTAAATCCTTCTACAGATTTTTCAGTCAATCCATGCATAGAACCAGATCGATCCATGATGTAAACAAGTTTACTATAATTTTTTTTCATACGTATTCACTTTCGTTTAAATTAATAAATATCAATTTCGATACTTTCTTATTAAATAATTTGGTGGAGTCGGAGAGATTCGAACTCTCACATCTTCTACGTGCAAAGCAGGTGCTTTCCCAATTTAGCTACGACCCCAATTTTTCTATCATATCCACAATAAACATTTGTCTCCAATGTTCTAGAGTTTGTCCTAAATAATTCTTTCCAAATTGTTTACTGCATTTTTTACAAGTACAATTTCCCCAAAAATTATCATGCCATGTATTACCTTCAACTAATCGAGAAGGAAATGTTTTCATGAGTTTTATTTGTAAATCTTTGTTCTGTGTAAACTTTAAAAACACAACATCATCCATGACACGAATTTTAATACTATCCCAATCATCACGAATATCTATTCTATTACCAATTCGTTTGCATTCAGAGACTGAAGCATTACGAATTTTTTCGTGATCTTCTGGTGTTATTGCTTTTCTAGCTTGATAAAAATGTTCTGCTGATTTATATGTAACACCATTCCAAAGAATAGGACACTCCCAAAAATTAGATAAAAATCTATAATCACCTTCAAATTTATCAATCATAATTATACCCCTTTAAATTTTATGAGCATAAATTATGCTCCCGGTAGGATTCGAACCTACGTCAATCTCTTATAAGGAGACCGCTACTGCCATTGAGCTACGGGAGCATATTTCATGCTCCCGTATATCTCTGATTTGATATTATCCTTCACAAATAGATTTTTTTTCATAAAACGCCATCCAAGATTATTATTTATAATTTAACTCTACTACGAATATCTTTCAAAGAAGATTCTGCAACTAGTTTTCCATTTTCAAAAACAGTATGCATTACTTCCATATGAGACCATTCATTAGCTGGTCCTGCTTGCCAAGGTTGGTGTGCTAATGGATATCTTTCTGTTCTGTGTTTTTTCTTGACATTATCCCAAATCAGAGTCAATCTTCCCGGCTTAGATTTTTTCTGAAAAGACATACCAGCATCAGTCACTGGTTCTTTGTAAACATCTTCCCATTTATTATCTCTCAAGATAGCAGAACATTTCATTGCAAATTGTTGTGTATCTCTGTCTAACTGTTGCAACAATGCTCCACCCATACCAAACGCAACGTTGTCGGCACTAATTCCACATTCTTTTAGTTTTTCAAGAATACGTTTAATAGAATCAAAATTAATTCCATCACCTTGAATAACTCGAACATAATCCGGCAATACCAAATATCCTTTAGAATTTTTGGTAGAACCAAAATGGTTCATAAGGTCTTTTAAAATTTGCGGAACAACTTTTTCTGGAACTCCAGAATCAGGTCTGATAATTAATCTAGCACCATTATTAATAACCTTTTCTTTTAGTTGATTTCCCCAAATATTGTTTACTGCATTATAGATATCATAAGAATCAGATACACAAGCAAACATCTTACCCTCGCCACCATACTGATTTATCATATTCTCGTATGCTTCTCGCTCGAACTTACGACCCCATGCAGTAATAGTAGAATGTTCGGATGCGTTACAAGAAAATCCCGCCATATCTTCATTATAATATTCACGGGCGTACAGGAGAGCCGTAAGCGTATCTGTACCCATAAAATTTATAAGATGTGCAAGTCCACCAATACCAGCAGACTCAAAGCTAGATACTCCCCTTGCACCAAAATCATGTAATTTGAAACCAATCTCTGTATCTGGATCATCAGAAGTTTCCTCTAAGTATTTATAAATCATTTTCTTTATCTCATAACTCTGTGTAGCTACTGTGGTTGGATACCAAATTGCTCGCAACAGTGCTGTTTCGATATAGTTAGTTAGCCAAAAACATTTCGGATCAGTATTTTCCATCGTCACCATCACATTAGATACTGGAACAAGAACACCTTCATTAACTGCTCTGATTTTTAATGGTAGTTTGCCACCATGTTCTTTAAGAATGTAATTCCATCCTTCCTCATTAAAGGAAAGACCATGTTTTTCTGCAACATCTTTTGCTTCAAGAATATCTACTGCGGTGATCGGTTTCTGTAAATATTCTTTAATAAACATTTGCAAACCAAAGAATAATGTTTTATCAAATCGACCACCACGACTTTCAATATAAGAGTAAATCGTTTGTGTGTCTTTTGGATATTGTTTATAGTGACTAAGTTTATAACTATCAGTATTTAAAATAATATTTCGTTTATTCATTTTAAGACCCCCTTAAAATAAGTTATTAATATTGTAATTATAATTGTTTAATAAAATGCTCGGCAATAAAATAATGATCTTCAAACATTTCCTTTGCCATCTTGTCGAACTCGTTCAAAGGAACCCATTTAGCATCTTTCGCATCATCGGAGCCTTTGATATTAGATAATCCAGTTTCTGGATCAGGTTGTAAGTTAAAAACAAATACGTGAGTAATTGTTCTACCCCTCAACGATCTATGTGGATTATCAAAAGCTATTGAATTTTGATTTTGAATATGTGTTGCTAAAATCTTAGATGGAACTTTTAATTGTGTTTCTTCTTTAAGTTCTCGTAAAACTCCTTCACGTAATGTTTCATCTTCATTTAAAAACCCACCCGGCAATGCCCATAAATCTTTACCCGGTTGTGTTTTTCTTTGTATTAGAAGAATATGTCCATTTTGAACTACTACTGCATCAACAGTTACAAATTGAACAGGGAATGGAGAACCTTCCCATTGCTTTTTATATTCTTTATTGAATTTATACTCTTTTTGAAGATGTTCATACACATCCCATTTTTCTCGTTTCCAATCTTCAAGCCAATATTGCATTGCATCAGAAATTATATTTTTATACTCGTACTGCTCATTTGTAAAAATATGATTCCTAATATCAGTAGAATCTACTTTTTTATTTGCAATATTTGTACTGTCTTTGTAAATACCAACTTCAATAAATTCTAGATTCAATTTTTCCAGATACCAAGATGATTCATCTTTCATATGTCCAATAATTCCAATCTTTACATTTTCAGAGATATTAGCTTCTGTCAATGCATTAATTATATTTTGGACTTGAATTATCCATTCGGAATTAGATGCCATATCATTAAGACCTCTAATAATAACCTGATCTTTATATTCAGTATGCTCGAATGTTTTCTCTATATAATTCTTTCGTTCTTCAAATATAAATGGATTCTTAATAGTTCTAGGAACATTACACGAACCACACAATATAATCACTTTATCTGAAATAGCACAACCAGTTTCAACTACTTTCTTGTGTCCATTATGAAATGGTTGAAATCTTCCAATATAAATCAAATAATCAAACTTTGCTTTTTTGCTAACATGGTCTATATATATGTTAGATGCTTCTTCTGGTGCTTTAAATTTATTCATAGTTAGACCCCCTAACTTAAATAATTGTTTATGTTCTGTTACACTACACCCTAGCGAAAGGTAAACGCCGATGTTCTACCAATTAAACTATATGATAAATATATAAATAGTTATGGATAGGCATACACTTTAATTACATAATGGGATTCGAACCCATACTCTCGGCTCTTTTAATTCTAAGCTGGTGTTTTTCTTAAACTACATCGAAACATCCATAACTCTATTTTGATGGTAGGATTCAACACCTACATTCCAGACTTTCTAAATTAATTTGGTCGGAGTGGTAGGATTCGAACCTACGACCCCATGCTCCCAAAGCATGTGCGCTGACCAGACTGTGCTACACTCCGATTAAACTTATTTCTTTTCTGTTGTATTCTTTATTGCTTTATAAACATCACACAACGGAGCATCTTGATGAAATTCTCGAATCTCGACACTCAAATTAAATTTCTTGTTGTATGCATCCATGAAAGTTCTGATTTCGGTTGGACTCAATTTTCGAGTCTTTACAAAATCATAACATCGTCCACTTCGAGTAATCGCATCATCGATGTCTGTTACATCAAGATTTGTACTCAAAATAATTTTCTTATTATGCGGAATAAATCCATCAGAAGCAAATAACATTTTACTGATCGTTGTGTTCTCGCTGATTTTTTTTCTTGAAGTAATACTGGTATCAGAATCTTCAAGAACCATTCCACCATAACCATCACTTAACAAAAACTGCATGTAAAAAGTTTCTTTGTCAATCAACTCTGGTGATGTTGTGAATCCAAAATATTTATTACCATTGTGGAACTTAGACATTGCCGTTAACAACTGTCGAATCAATCGAGTCTTACCAGTTCCCGGTTCTCCCTGCAATACCAGAATAGTTTCTTCACTATTCAAATAGTTATCGATGTAGTTGGAGAAGTTTTCAATAAATGGATATGCTTCTGCCAACACAACATCGTCATACTTTACTTGTACATCATGATCTCTCGACTGTTTATTTTCGTCCATATACAACCATTTAAGATTGATATGGTTTTCATCAAAAATATAAGTTTCGATAGATTTATAAAACTCGTTTGCAACCGACAAAACTTCAGTCATATCATGACCATAAATATCATACGAAAACTGAGTTTTCTTAGAATCAGCATCTATATTAAACAAACACAAACAATTTTTATATTTCGAGTAATACCGATTTTGATATAATGCCAGTTCTCCAAAATTCTTTACAATATTATAAACCGAAGTATAATCCAATTTCAGATTGAAAGAATCATCGAAGTTTGCAGTAAACTCTTTACTTGGAAACTCTTTCAAGAAATCATCAAAATTTTTCAACGATCTCATGTTGATAATACCATAGACATCCATCTCATGAAATGATGAATTAAGTTCTACCGTACTGCTAATATTTTTGGCAACGATATGATTATCATTATCCGTTTTCAGTACATTGTGATTTGTTGGTACAAACTTTTTTGTAATGGTTTCATTTTCGCTCATAATAAAATCCTCAAAGGTTTAAGTTATTAAATTAATTGGGGTGAATAATGGGACTTGAACCCACAACAATCCGGGTCACAACCGAACCGTTCTACTTGAACTATATCCACCATTAAAAAGGGAGAATGTGTATTGTTGGATATTCGCTAACGGCTGATATATAATAACATGCTATCAATATCTTGCGGGATTATGAACACTACATTAGTAACCTTATAAGTGACTATTACTAACAGAACTTTCTCCACTCCCATAGTATAAACCGATACACACTCTCTCATATTTTGGTTGCGAGTGTTGGATTTGAACCAACGTTAATCTGCGTATGAAACAGATGCCTTAGACCAGACTAGGCGAACTCGCATAGTTTTTAATAATCTATTGGCTGTGTCAATAGATTTTCTTCTGTATATTTCTGTGTTGTGTAATGGATAGTATCTTCGCAAAGATACGCAATATCTTCCAGATTGCTTACATCTGGTTCTTTGATCCATTTATCATTTTTCAATACATCCTGAATAGTATCATAAATAACATTTACAAACCTAACATTTTCAGGAACAGTAGCACGAAAAACAAACCGATGTCCGGCGATCATTGTATATGGATCATCAGCAACAAACCCAGTAACCAGTCTTCCTTGTGAGATTAATCGACCTTTTTTCTTACAAAACCCATCTTTGGTCGAACACAAAGCAACTGCAAACCTGAGTTGTTTGGTATCTTTGTCGTAATCACAAGTAACCGTTGCGCCACCTGTCGGTTGGACTACGCCATTAAGTCTTTCTCGTAGATGGATGGTTCTCCTTAGTACGTTGTCTTTTGTTGGTGTTTCAGATGTATTCATATCATATTCTCCTATAAATTTTTAAGTAACATTATTATCGAGATAATTATGATAACTATTATTAACCACAATCTTCTCATTCTTTAAACCATTGTATAACAGTATCGATGAATCCCGGTTTTGCTTCTGGTATTTTTACTTGCTTATATTCTTCACAATCCCCATGAAGATTAACATCCGAACATGGTTGCATCTCTGCATATGTTCCAACATATGAAGTAAGACCTACTATAGAACATAAATGAACTCTTCCCCTATATTCAGATGCTTTAATTATATATTCACAATTGAAGCAATATGTTTTAAATGATCTTCCTCGAAGAATATCTTTTTTTTCACCATCAGATTCTATTTTTAATTTGTCCATAACAATATAACCTCATTTTTATTCTTTGTCAACAAAAAAATTGGTAGGCCGTATAGGATTCGAACCTACACCTTACCGATTAAAAGTCGGATGTGCTAACCATTGACACCAACAGCCCACGTTAATACGCATGTACACGTATACGCAAGGCGCATGGTGTACAGGCTATGGTTTGTGTTTGTATGTGTTAAATTGTGTCATGATCGAACCTTCTCTATTGAGTTTATTCTATTATTAATTCCAAAGACAATCGTTTTGTTCAAATATTTCCATCGATTTTTGTAATAGTAAATATAAAATTTCTTTGTCATCCATTTCTGGAAACTGTTCTTGTACTTCTGGAATACTTCGTTTCATATGTTCATTATAATCTGCAATAATCATCGTACACATTTTGGTTGTTGTAGCTATATTATAATTTTGCATATATATTCCTTTTTGATAAAAAATGGAGCCTTCAGAGAGATTCGAACTCCCAACCATGAACTTACAAAGTTCCTGCTCTACCATTGGAGCTATGAAGGCTTAATAATTTTATTCGTAATACACATCATTATAAGGAACGGCTGGTTGTTTTACATCAACAACACCAACTGACAAATCCTTTAATATTTTTTCTTGTTTTTCAAATTCGTTCCAATATTCTTTATCCAGTTGCTTAGGAGAAATTATTTTACCTTTTTTATTTTTCCTAACTTTAGAAGACATAATATCACCAGATTCTTTTGTATAATCTTCTAATTCTTTCCCTGAATAAACCTTAATTGGATAAAACATATAATTCCTTTATATAATAAATGGCGGTCCTACGGAGAATCGAACTCCGGCTACTTGATCGACAATCAAGAGTCCTAACCACTAAACGATAGGACCATGTAAAAAATTGTTTTTGAGTTATAAATAGTTGCTCGCCTTGGCTTAGGCCCAACGTCAACCCGCTTACACAGATGCCACCCATGCAATCCTGTTTTAGATATAACTCAAAATTTGGTGAGGGTTCTGGCTATTAACCATCTTAATCCGTCTTCATCCGTTTAACTAGTATGAGTTAGACAAGAACCCCTCATGATATTTGGTGTGCCAAGTATTTCTCAACATCCGTAACTAGTATAAAATGATTACAAAAAACCTTGGCACATGATATGTGGTGCGTGACAGTAGAAGTATCCGTTTAACTAGTATGGTCACTCCTACTAATCTCGCATGATATTTGGCGATAGAGTGATGGGATCGAACCACCTACAGTACTATATCCCCCCCTCCGGGGAACTCTACCATTTTATTTTTGGACCCCCTATCAGGATTCGAACCCGAATTAAAAGTGTAGAAAACTCCTGTGTTGTCCATTACACTATAGAGGGAAAATTATAATTTTATTCCTAACTTGACAAGTTCTACTAATTTATTAGCTAATTTTTTCATATTTGGTTTATATCTTTTTTCATTGATTTCATTTTGTTTTATCTTATTTTCTTCAGATAACTTTTCAAATCTTTCTTCTGACATATTATGAACCATATCAGTAATTTTAACTACTATTGCGGTTATGTTATTACTATCAATAATACTATTGATAAATTCATTATAAGTTTGATTTTTATCTCTCGAAACTAATTTTACTGCATCGACAATTTGTTGTGTGTATCCAAGATTAAGCAAATCTTTTTCTGTATACTCCGTATCTTCTAAAACATCATGAAGTAATGCTACATATTGTTCGGTAATAGTAGCATTCGGAGGAAGTAACAACATAACTTGTAGTGGATGTTTCCAGTATTCAATACCCGATTTGTCAATTTGACCTTTGTGGGCTTCTTTGATAAATTCCAATGTTTCGTTTATAGTTTTCATGATTTATATCCTATCATATATAAATTATTTGTCAAGTGTTTTTTCAATACCAACCCATTCATCTTTCCAATTGTTCGTAATATACTCTTATAAAAAAATGATTCCGAAGGCTAGGACACTACCCCTAGCGTGTGTAGGTGCTACCTAACGGACGGTGTTATCATCTCTCATCCCACTTCGGACATTATTATCTGGAACCTCTATTGTAAACCAATCCAATTTTAACAATTCTTCTTTGGTCATATTTTCTAAAGCTGGAACCAATGTTTTGTCGAAGAATTTTTTTATTTCTTGTTCCATATTATTTCTCTTTTGGAGTACCCGGTAGGACTTGAACCTACGACCATTTGTTTAACAGACAAACGCTCTACCAACTGAGCTACAGGTACATATTGGCTGTAGTGGTAGGACTCGAACCTACATCTTACTGTTTAACAGACAGGCGCAATACCGATTATACTACACTACAAAAATTTGGTGGATAGTTTTTGTTTTATATGAGAACTTCCAAACTCATATCTGCGTAGGCCCTTCTTTTGCACGAAGACATAATTTTCTGGTGGTTTTTTATTTATATGAGAACCACTTAACTCATACACCTGAACCACTTCCGTTTGCAAGGGAAGATAAAAATTTTTGTCTGGTTTTTCTTGCCCAAGGATAAACCAGAAAACCTTTGGTAGCCCCCAAGCTACCCGACCCACCCGGCGATACTGACTCCCCGGCCTGTAAAATTTATACCGAATTTTTGGGGCTTTAAAGAAAGGTCATCACCATTCTTTCAGGTTATTAGCCCCATAGCCTGTATACCTTCTATTATTACTTCTATATCATCTCATTATATGCATATTGATTTGGGATTTTAGGATCATTATACAAACCCCGATTTTTTGTGGACTTCAACCAAAAGAAAATTCTATCTTGATTGGATTTTTATGATAAACTATAAGTTTCCCTGCATTATACTAACAATCTCTCTACGATTGTGAAGGAATCTAACCTCCTTTTCTATCCTCTAATGGATAGCGTATTTATCAGTACTAGTTATGAATATTAAATCCGAAAATTGTACCCCTAGTCTCTAGTTTAGTTTAATTTATAAGTTAGTTGTAAAAATTTAAATTAAACTTCGTATAGTGCAAGCCATGAAATTCATCGGCTACCTCCAATCTGATTATTCAAATTTTAGGGTTAGTAATTACACTCTACTCAAGTCGTAAACTCCATGTCGTACTTTCATAGTTTCAACTATCCTTGGAATTTCGACTTTACTGCTGAGTTTTGTATCGTATATTATTTTCCACGATACTCGACTCAAATCTATCTTTTTATTATTTGCTTTTAATTGTTTAACAAATTCCTTAGAATCAACTTCTTTATATATTCTGGTTCTTCCCATAAAGACTCCCAACAAATTGCTAATCTTGAAATACCATTCTAACAAATTATTGGGAGAATGTCAAGATATTATTTTATAAATAATTAAGTAAATTATTGACGTGTTGGAGTTCAATTTTTTCTTCATCCATTACAAATTCTACATTCTTTCTCCAAAGATTGGTTGCTCCACAGGTATTTAGGAAGTTATTTCCATCTTCGATACTTTTTTCCAATTCGGCTTTTACCGCTTTCAATTCATCAACATCCATCGTACTATAATCTTTTTCCATTTCCATAATACACTCTCCAGATAAAATCTTCAAAAATCGTCTTGGCGCATTAGGCCATATTATGCTACTCTTCGTCAGGGATGGAATCGAACCAACATCTCCAAGACTTATGTACACATGATAGCAAACATGTAGTCATTTGTCAACATAAAAAAACCCCTAGACCAAAACGATCTAGGGGTTTAAAATAAGTCGTTTTGGTCTATTATGTTATGGTACAGGAACCCCTGTAGTTGAAAGCCAATTATAAATTGTGGGAAGTAAATTCAGGATGGTTATAATCGCCAGTCCTATTCCCAAAATAATATTTCTCGACTTACTTAACTCTTTTAGTTCGTCCCGCAATTCAGTTCTAAATTTATTATTAGATTCGCTCATGCATGTACGCATACTGTTTATTGAATTGTTCAAATCTTTTTCAAATTTTTCATGTCGCTCTGCATTTTCCTTGATATATGTATTTAATCTATCATGAACCATATTATTATTATTCACGGCTTCGACTCTACGAGTTTCCACCAGATTAACTATATCTTTATTAGTACGTTCTGAATCTCCTAATTTTAATTCATGGAGACTTATACCACTAGATAAGCTATGAGTCAGTCTTTCTATAGATTCTATGGTACTATCCAATTTATCCAATAGATTCGATACTTGTCCCATATCTTTTTCTAATAAAGCAACTCTAGTTTCCATGTTTAAGTTTTGGTTCATTACTTTCTGTTTCGTAATATTGTTTATATTGATTGATAATTAGATTTTGCTCCAATATATAATTCTGGAGTTTTTCCATATTACTTGAAATGGTTTCATAATCTTCAACAACATAGGCAATATACCATTTTCCATCATATTCCACCACATACCATTTTACATTTTCTATATGTAAAGGAGAAAGACTTGGAATATTCAATGGTGTCTTTTTTACTTCGTGATTAATAATCTTTACTTTTTTTTCTAATGATGTTGCACACCCAACTAAAATAAACAGTGTTACAAGAATCATAATTAATTTATTCCACATTGGGCTTCACCAACTCTGGACATACTGTATTTTTAGAATCTGATTCAGTTACTAGAGAACCAGTAGCTATTTCTAGACATCTATTTCTAAATATAGAGGCTCTGTTTATGATTTTTTCAAACATCTTAGGTTTTCGTTGTGCAATATTATTTAGGTCACGTTTCTTACCAGATTTGGTAATTTTGTTAAATTTTTTCTTCAAAGCAACAACTTTTTTTTCTGATTTCTTTTTTTCCGCTTCTATTTTGTTTTTTGATTTCTCAATGTTGACAAAATCTTTCTTCATTTTTTCAATGGTAGATTTTTGTACTGCAATAGCATCATCTAACTTACCAGTATTTATTTTCAGAGTCATATTGTTTTTTTCGAGAGTAGATATTTCAGATTTTAGATGCATCCAATATCCAAACAACGAAGATACAACAACGGCTCCGATTATTAGTTTACCAGCTAGACCAGCAAGAAATGGTGGCATAATATTTAATTTCTCCCCGATTAAATACTAGGGATTCCCTTTTTAGTTAATTTTATACTTGTGTTTTTCAATATCCAATCTATTTTTTCTTCAAAAGAAGCATTTCTACGATTCAATGCATTGAAGTCTACTTTCTTTCCAAAATTCTTTTCTTTAGAAAATAGAGAATTTACAAACTGTTCTTTACTAAATTCAGATGCTGATTCAGGAACATTTAAACTTTTATATTCTTTCCATGTCAACGGCTGTAATGTTTCTCCATCTTTCATCAATGCATTTAAAGATAAATTCGCTGATCTAGTTCCTTGTACTTTTCTACCCTGCATATTATAAATTCCTTTAGATAAGAAATCAGAACTATTCAATTTCGCTTCGTTAATACTTTCTTTTACTGGCTTATTTCTTTTTCGTTTGAAGAACATCATGGCTTTTGATTGTTCGTCTTGGAGTACAATACCCTCGTATGGATGTGTTCTGTTAAATTTATGTATCTCTGCTCCAACACCATCTTGAATGTTGAAGTGTTTTGCCATACGCTCGAAAGTTATTTTTTCTCGTTTTACTTTAGAGAATGTTTCACAATCAACTTCGAATATGGTATGCTCTGCAAACTTGTCTCGTTTTTTCTTTTTAGTCGGAGTAAAATCTATATTTCCAGACGATGCACTGTTTGTAGGAGCATCTTCGGTTAATCCATTTTTTATATATTTTACTACTTCCTTTGCAACAAAATCTGGAACATCCCGCCATGTTATAGGATTTGAATTTCCAATCATACGGAGATTGTTTTGATTATCACTTACATCTTTAATTCTTCCCTTAACGGTAGATATCGATAATGTTTTACCACCAACATTAAATACATATAATGCTTCAGGATTTTTAAACATTAATAACATGTCTTTAATACCTTTGGGTTCTGCTACTTCCTTGATGTATTTTTTCGATCCCTTTCCTTCAGTAATAGAAAAATCAACTTCAAAAAAATATAAATGTACAGTTTTTTTAAAACTATCATCTATAAAAGATATTCTTTTTATTTGTTTAGGCATCTCTTTTATATTTCTAGATTTAAAACTAGATGTAAAATCTTTAACCTTCATTGAATTATTTTTTGCAAATTTATTACTAGTAGTTATCTTTCCGATAGCTTGTTTTTTTACTATATCTGGAACATCTTTCCATTTTATCATTTTATCAGCAGATTTATCAGGAAATTTGAAATTTGGTGGCTCAAAAAAATCTAAAGTAATTTGATTATTATCAAGCAATGCAATTTTTAAAACTCTAGTTTCTTTTCCCTCTGTAACAAAATCTTTAAATGAATTTGCCGACTCCTTGATATCATTCTTTGGAGCAAGCTTCCGTAATTTTTTCTGTACGGTTTGTCCAGACCGACCACCTATTGGACCCATGACAATTTTTCCAGAAGAATCTTTACCAGCAATTCCAGAACCACCCATCCAAAGACCGTCAAGAGTTTTTCCGTCTGTATCTAATTTTTTAGATGTAGCAGATTTGCCATCAATGAACGCATCAATAACAGCGTTATCCTTTTTACTAAGCTTTAGGTCTTCGTTTATGACAGAATCACTAAGTATCCCCGGAGCAAAATCAAATCCAGAAACCGGAGATTGATCTTTTTTTTGTAATTTTTCAATTACCTTTTCCATTTTAGATAATGCTTTATTGTCTAATTTCTTAATTTCGGATGGTTTAATAGGACTCCATAAATCAAAAAATGCAGGAGCAATATTAGCAGTCTTAGCAACTTTTCTATCAGTTTCGTATGTTACTGCTAGAAATCCACCATTTTTATTTGTTGCCCAAGTAAAAGCAAATATCATATCACCATTCGTAAATGATTGAGCATAAAATGTATTTACGGTGTTCATTTTAGTAAGTGGATTAGGTTTAAATGCTTCGTTTATAAATTCTTCAATTAAAGAAGATTCTACAATTTGAAATCCCGGTTCTATTTTATCGTCTTTTTTTATTCGTGCTACTCGCAACCCACCCTTTGTTGTAATTCCAAAAACAACTAGATCATCGGATTTATCTTTTTTTATTTCTTTTTTAATTTTTCTTGCGGCTTTAACTATTTCATTTCCACCAAAAAGTTCTTTTTCTTTAGTAGCTATATCTTTTATTTTAATTTCTTTTAAATAATCTTTAAATTTCATCGATCTCTCTTTTTGTAGGTTGTTCTATTTCGGGATTGCATTCGAAAAAATGACCATCAGACACCCAATACCACTTATCATTTTCTTCGTCATGCCAAGTTTCGGGTTCGTTGTCGGTCTCTTCAAACCATTCTGGACTGAGTTGTTTTTCCATAACTATACCTCAAATTTCTTATCATCAGAAGCAGATTTAAAATTCTTTTTTCGAATGATAGTTTTTGTGATCAGTTCCATTTCTTCTGATCTGGGATTCCATTCTAGAGTGAATGGTATATTCACATTAGTATTTATATCCTTGGCAACTGCTTGAAAATCTTTTCCGGTCTTGATTTTGAATACCTGATTCGATATTTTCTTACCAGATTTTCCGAATAATTTCTTAAATAAATCAAACACATCGCACACGGTAATTTGCTTATCGTTTCTAGGATCATTGATTCTATCGAAAAAGTGACCGGGAAACTCTATATCGATTTTTAGGACTTTCCACATGGCATCTAATTGCCGTTCTAACGCCTTGAGATCGCTTCTAGTCACTTCTTTATCAACATCACAGGCTTCGTACAGGTATTGCTTAAATGTCTTCATTTAAACTCGTTTTATTTAATATTTTAACCATATCATACCTCGATAATATCTTCAAGAGATACTTTGATAAGTTGTTTTGTTTTCTTGTGAAATACATCAAATACTGGTTGACCTAGTAGATTTCCAATAGCCTTGGTATTTTTAGGAACTGTTACCAAATCACCCAGATTTCCGATTTTGGTTTCATCAGCAAATACATCGTTTACCAGTTTGTAAGTACCCTTTCGTAAAACTTCGGCATCTTCTTTGATGAAGTCTAAAAATGAAGGTAGTTGATTTTCTAACTCGTTTATATCAATATCTTCAAATTCAGTCCAATCCAAATCTTCAAAAGTTGTGTCGAGTTTTCCTTCTTTGAGTAAGAATAATCCGGCAGTAAATGTAAATAATTTAGACTTACCAATTCCAGTTTTTTCCAGTAACCTCTTTATGTTAAATATAAGTCGATGGAAAACTGTAAAAGAATTTCTTTCCTCTCGTGTCTTTAGTGATCTCGATTTTCTTAGAAATTTTCCTTTGTCATCGATGATACCAAAAGCAAAAGCTTCTTGTTCTTCCCAAGGTGTCGTCAATATTTTAATGAATTTATATGCAACAAATAAATCAAATGATCCAGCCATTAATTAATTCCAAAATATTTAGGTTGCACCACTAGTAAATCAGTGAATTTAAAAAATCGTTCCCACTTCACTTCGTCTGTAGCGGTATAATGTGCATCATCAACAAACGAAATTCTACCAGTTTTTAAATCAATTCTGGCAATAGAAGCACTACCATCATGAGATGTTAATGGATTAGAAATTCTAACTAAAGTAAATCCTGATCCCGGTTTGAATTCTGAATTATCACGACTGTTTTTAATTCTAAACAAATATTGATAATTTCCGGCCTTTGTGTGTTTCTGTTTTATCGTTGCAACAATATCTGCATCTGTATAACCTTTAAAAGATTCTCCACTACGAAATGAACTTGTATTTGGATCAATTCTTACTGTATTTGCTAATTGATTTTCTTTAGCTTCATTAAGTTCTTCCATCAATTCTTTGTATGTTTTCATTATAGTTTCCTTAATATTTGTAATATATTTTCTTCGATTACTAAATCTTCTCGATTGATATTTTTTCCATTTATACCACAAACTTCATCTGGCATTTTATTAAGATACACTAAAAAACTTTTAAGTAAAGAATAATGTGATTCGTCTACTCGTAAAAAAAGAATCCGTATCGCATGTTCAAATTCAAATACATTGAAAAATGTAATCAGATGATTTAGGATTAGTCGTTCTTTGAGTTCTCCATCTTTTCGATACAGAGAGAATAATTTTTTGAGATATTTTATTTTCTTTAGGTCTTCATCAAATTCTAGAACATCAACACAATGAGGATTTTCATATCCTCGCATTGCGTATAACAAATAATTAGAGTCTGTAATATTTTGGAAGTTGCTCATTCATTATTGGGCTTCTGTAAAATCCATCAATTCATTATACTGTGGATCAGCACTAGGATCATATTCTTTAATATCCTTGTACGTGTTTTCAGCACCTTGAATGTTACCTGATGGAGTTGCCGCATATTCATATGCAGTAAATTTTTTAATAACCATATAAACCGATTGTTCCGATACTGTTGGAGCTACCATATAAACAAACCAAAAATCTCCGTGATCTATAACAGATTCGCATATTGGGTAAAAATCTTCTTCATATGTTTTCCACTTACATCGTTTAGGATTTGGATTTTCACTATACGCACTATTGAGAGCCGGAGAAACTAACGGAAAATAAAAAATGATATCAACGGTTCCGTCTGCATCAGTATCATAATAAAATGCTATGTTAGCTGGCATCGTATCGATATCAACACTAACAATATATTTATCTTCTGGTACTTCTGGATCATCAAACCCCAAACAGGTATTTGTAAACACAGTTAAAATCAGTAACACAAGAAAGAATACTTTCTTAAACATCACAGACTCCTAATAAAGTATTAGATACAGTAATAATGTACCATAATACAGTATTAGTGTCAATACAATTATTTATCTTTAGTTTTCGCCCCAATTTTACTGATTTTAAAGTTCTTATGGTGCTTTAATTTACCAGATATCACCTTGTATAGGTGAGTTGGTTGTAGCTCATGTTGTTCTGCAAATGATTTCAATTCTGATATTTTTTCTTTCTTACCATCAGGATGTGTCACCAAAAATTTTGCAGGTTTCTTTGACTTCTTAACCAATTTAGCTTTTGGTTTTTTAGAAACAGGTTTCTTATTTAGTTTTTTCAAATCAAGATTACTAACTGCTACTAAAACTTCACCAGTTTGTTTATCCATCCACCCAGACTTAGTTGCGATTGCATCCTTAGCCCAAGGTGGAGGATATTTTGTAAAATCTACTGACATAATACCTCCAAATAATAATTTTAATTAACTAGAACTTCTGCAACACTCGCATTGAATGGCGTAACAATATTTGTTGCTCCATCAGCACCACCAGCCGTAAAGTCATTTGGTACAGCTTGTGCAGTTGCAACACCTTCGCTATCTGCTTCAAAAATTCCACCACCACCAAGAGTAATAGAAGTTCCGTTCAATGCAACTTCACCCGCAAGAGCGAATATTCCATTTGTTCCACCAGACATTGATGCCGCACCCCAAATCAATCCAGCATCGGTAATTGTATCCGTTGTACCAAATGAGTTTGGTCCAGTACCCGGATCAACCGCCGTAATATCTACATCGGCTCCATCGGCAACTGCCGTAACTGTTCCGTGTGGAGAAGATGCACCCACACCATAAGTTACATCAGCCCCTGCTGTTGTTCCTTCAATTGCGCTTACAATATTGTCTCTAGTTTCGGCGGCAGTTGCTCCAATTAAAATTTCTCCATTTGCAGGAGTCAATGTAGTTTTAAATGTATACACAACAGAATTAATTGTGATTGTTTCGTTATTAACAAAATTGTTGTTTGGAATACTAAATGTTTCTGTGGCTTGAACTCCAATAGCTCCTACCACATATTCAAATTCCATGTATGGCAATGCTTGTCCTGCAACGGATATAATTGATGCTGTTACACTTTGCGCTGGATCATTACCAGAGAATGTTAGACCAACTGTTGGCGATCCCACTCCGTTGTATACAACTTTTTCATTATATGCAACCCGGACAATAATTTTATCAAGAGTTGTATTTGAATATTGTTTATCGGCAGGTACATTAGTAAGAGTAATTCCAGTTACGTTTACAACCCCTAATGTAACATCCAATCCACCAATATCAACTAGAACTTCTTTTTCAGTATGACCACCAGTGTATGTTGCATTTGTCCATGCTAAATTTGCGCCAGTCTCTGTTAAGTTTCCTTGGTTAACATGGTCTCCAATTTCCTTAGCTTCGATGTTCATGATATCACCAACTTTATTACTTCGTGAAGCTTTAGCTAAATTATGAAGTGTTGTAGAAGTAGCATAATCAACTCCCGCACCCGCACCAAGATTAATAGCATTTATTAAATTATTCATTGATGCTGTTGCATCCCCACCTCTATGAACATTACCATCTGAATCAGTCAATACAGTTTGGAAAGTATAAACTTTAGCACTTCCATCTCTTTGATCAATAGAAACGGTTTCTCCATTTGCTGGATTTCCAGAAAATGTCAATTCGCCTTTAGCAGGTGATCCTCTGAAATTTTGTCCACCTTCAAGCGCAACTTGTGTCCAACCATCCGTTGTAGTAGCTGAAAGAGCTAGTCCATTTGATCGAGTTCCACTATCGATAGCAGAAATTTTCAGGATGTTATTTGTGGATTTAACCGCCGTAACATCTGTATTTTTTGTCATCGAAGTTGCATAATCTGTACCGGGAGTTCCAGTTAGATTGATAGCTCGAACAAGATTTTCTACAGTAGCATCAATATTACCAGCTACGATTTGTACGTTTCCATTTACATCAGTCAACGTTGTTTGGAATGTATAAGTTTTGGCTCCAATTACAACTGTTTCTGTGTCAGCAGGAATCGTTACAAAAGGTAACTCCTGTTCTGCTCGTGAGGATATATGTACTCGTTTTGACCATCCAGATTCAGAACCAAATATCAATGATTTTTCTGGAGTACTATAATTTTTTGGTTTCCCTTCATCAGCATTAATCCCACCTTGAAGTCTTTCCGCATCTAAAGCAATTCCTTCAGATGAAGAAAATAATTTAACTTCTCTTCCTAATCGTCCACCCGCAACCGCAGTTAAAGTAATAATATTTACTGATCCGGGCCATGTTGGTGTAACTTCTGAATGTGCTGTTGTGGTAACTCCAAAATCTGTACCTTCAACACCACCACCCACACCAGCATCAGAAATAGCAGATACAAGATTATCGGTAGTATCATTTACATCTGATCCGATCAGAACTTGAACAATTCCACCAGCAGTCGCACCGGGAGAGGATGCTACAAACTGATAGGTAAGTGTATTTGCTGGATCAGCACCAATTCTAACAATATCACCAGCGACAGGTTGTGTTTCTATTTTGATATTAGCTGAAGCAAGTACAGCCGATGTGTTTGTTCCCCATAAAGTCATTTTTGTATGAATCCTCTTTTGTGTTTATATTTTTAAGTTATATTATATTAATTTCTAGTTTAACTTTAACAGTAGTTGGAATAGGAATATATACTGTGATATATATATATTCCTATTCTTATTTTTTTATAGTATTAACCCAACAATGCAGGAAATAGCATATCCAACACAAGCAGTTGCGCCACATTCTATCGGATGTTCTTTCCACATTTCGTACATACTTTTAAGCCATTCCATTGTACTCTCCTGTAAAAGTTAAAGTTATTGTACCTAATATTTATATAACATTTTTTCGTAAAATATCAGAATAATCAAAAAATATCATAATTATAACTTCCAAGTACCATTAATCACGTTTATTAATTGTCGGTTCCCGTTTGGATATACAAGACATGATGTATGCATCCAACTAGATAACCCACTCTTATAATCCAAATCAAATATACTGGAAGTTCCTACTCTAAATGCACCACGTAATATTTCTGGTACGTGCGTATGTCCGGTAACAGAATTACCATATGCTCGTTCCATTTGCTTTAAATTACCATAAGAACCATTTGAACCTTTGTCTCCATGATCTCCCAACTCTATACCACATATTTTAAAACTTTCATCTCGCTTCAACCATTGTATTTTCTTTTTATTATTTAATCCTTGATTTTCTACTGCATATTTCAATGGATCATTATGTCGAACCATCTCCAATGCAAGTTCCAAAGCATATTCAAAATTTTCTGGATCGTGTCGGAATCTACATTCTTGTAAATATCTAGCCAATACTTCGTCATGGTTAGATTTTGCAATTATGATATTATCTACCAACGGAGATAATTTATTAAGATCATCTGATAATTGCTTTACTTCATTTTTTAAATTCAATTTATTATTATTTGCTTTTTTAGCTAATGTAATTATTTTATGTTGATCATGATGATTAATAGATAATCCATTATAAGCATCATGCAATACTAAATTTTTTACACCTACTTCTTTGATGACTTCTTTCCAACAAGAATCAACGACTTTATCCGTTTCCCCAGAATGATAATCTCCAAGCACAAAAGCAGATGCTTTATTTTTCTTAACCCGTTTTTTATTATAGTATTTACCCAAATCATAAAAACCTCCACTATCATCCAGTTGAATTTGTCTGAAGTGAAAAAATTTATCATCTATTAATTCAATAATTACCCCACCCATAATATGATCATTCTTAGCCATATAAGATGATTTAGTATTTTTAGATGATGTTGTTAAATAAGAAGGATTCGTGATAGCACCTGTAGTCATCAATGCTAATGGATATTTATCATTCTCGTTTGGTACAAATGTTAGTCTTTGTTTTGGTGAGCCATATATAAATGAATGATCTCTATTTCCAAGACGATCTAAACTAGTTACTGGATCGACAAATTTTGGAGATATTTTAATATCACTTATACACACATTAGAATTTAGAAGTAGTTCATTAGAAACGATATTTTTATTATTCAATAGAGGATCAAAATTTTGATTGATGTTATTGGTATTATCATAAACAGGAATTATTAATAACAAGGCGTTATTGAGTTTACAATAATTTTCTATAGTTTCTAAAAATTGTTTGTTGATATCACAACAAGATATCGCCGTAGTTACTACAAATTTCTTATGTTTCTTTACCTTTTTCTTTATCGTTGCAAAATATTTTTCTGATAAAAATTTACTATCATCAAATAATGTTTTATGAAAATCAGGATCATATATTTTACTAGCTTCAAACAACTTAGACATATTCCCGAAATGTCTTTTTATTCTATCTTTAGTTACATCCATTTCCCGCAATTGAGAAGTTGCCGGACGTATTCTATCCTTCTTAAATAATTTTATATATACATCTAATATTTCTTTTTGTACTTCACTAAATTTTATATATTTCAATTACAGTCTCCATTCCCTATTAATAATTATTTTTTATTGTCTTGTATATCTTTCAATCGTTTAAAATATTCATCCTTCTTAGAAAGATTATTTAATTTCTCTTTTGCAATATTATCAATTGCTTCCTTCAATTTTATAGACATTAGTGTTTCGGAAAATTCTTTTTTTGTTTTTTTATTTTTCATATTTTAAAATATTTTTCAATAAATGTTAATAACCAGTTAGTATTTTTTTCCAATTGATACGACATACAAAATTCATCATCACAACAAACTACTTGATCTGCCAGTTCTTTTATATTCGTTAATTCTGTGATATCTTCATTAGATATATTATCTTTAGGTGATATCTTTATATTTTCTAGATCATCGATACTAATTTTCCCATTTACATTAGGAAATGAAAAGATTTGAAACTTAGTTCCAGCCGGAGAATGTTTCATAGCATGGTTTTTTGATTCTTGTGCATCGTGTATCGAATGGTCAACAGCCGCTACACTCCAAGAATCATTTTGAAATTTCATTAATACTTGAGACATCGTAAACCCAATAACATTTTGTAATTCTTTTTCTAATGCATCATTCACCTTTTTCGAGTTATTCATAATATAATTTCCTTTAACAGTTCCCTCATAATCAATATTAAATGTTACCGATGTAGACCCAGAAGCCATCTGTAGTATATCAGTAGAAGCTATAGTACATAATTCCCCATCCTTTAATATATTGCCAGATGATGTTGTAATAGTAGCCATGTTATATATTTATACTCCAGTTGATGTTAAACCCTGTATTAGAATCTTGAATATCACGTAACCCTAAAGGATTACACATTACATTCGTGTCTCCAATATTATAATCCATAACTGAATGAGTATGACCATGACACCAATATTTAGGTTGTGTGTCCATTATCAATTCGTCAAGTTTATTATGAAAAGACCCATTAACTAAACTACCTTGGAATTCTTTGGAACACGATCTCCATGATGGTGTATGATGTGTAATCACTACCGTCTTTTCAGGATTTTCTAAATTCGTTAATTCGTCTGTAAGAAATTTCTTTGCTACTTTATTTTCATTTTTAAAATCTTCGATAGACACCCCTCTTGCCCCATTATCAATCACATAAAAATCATTCATAATTTTCATACAAGCTGTTTCAACCACAGGATTTTCATTATCATAATTAGTCCATAAGGTCGTGCCTATGAATTTTATACCATCAATCTCTACCGTATCATTATCTAAGAAATGGAGTTTGTTCCATTTAGAGGCAATATCAGAAATCTTTTCTCGGGTTTCCTGCAAATCGCCGTGATAAAATTCATGGTTTCCACATACAAAAATAATGTGTTCATAGTCCAGAGAAGTAATCCACTCAAAATCTCGTTTTATATTATGGGTATCTGTAATATCCCCAGCCAAAATCAGAGTTTCTCCAGAACCCACATAGGCTTGAAACATTGTTTTTGGATTATATTCCAAATGAATATCAGACATCAATTTTATATTCATAATAATTCCTATTCAACTGCTAATAATAATTTTATAATAGTATCAGTTTCCTCAATTAATTCTGTGGCAGGAAACCATGTTTTTATCCAACTCATATAATTAACTTTTTCCAACACAGCAATCTTTTCTATATTTAGAAAATACACATCATCTTCGGACCAAGACTCGCTATCTATTCCATGAGCGTACAAATGATTGACCATATTTTCTATTCGTTCCTTTGTTACTTGTAATTGCATTAGACAATAAACCCCGAAAATTTAGTGTTTTGTTGTGAACCCCCGGTCAGACTTTGTTTGATATCATATAATCTAAATTTTGTAATATCACATCCGACTAAAAAACTAGAAGGATTTGCAACATCATTATATCTATTTTTTAATTGCTTATACCGCACTTGCCCCATCTTCTTTAATTCATCAGTCATAATTACTGCCATCATTAAATCAGCCGTAAATGGTAATCCAATAGATTCAGAAGTATTTGTCAACGAAGGATCAGAGCTATTCATACCATCTCTATTAAATTGTGATGACGTAACAATAGGAACGTTAAACTCTTGACCTAATCCCCGCAACTCTTCTGCTATTGCTTTCACATACACGAAGGTATTATGAGATTGTCCAGATATTATTCTGGTACTAGAACAAATATTAATATAATCAACAAAAATAATATCAGGTATAAAATCCTGTTTTACTTTTAATTCGTTTAGTAAAAACCTAAAATGATTTACGTTAGCATTTGCAGTTGGATACTCTTTAATCTTCAACTTACCAACCTTCTTTTGTTTTAATGCTTCGATCTTTCTTTTGAAATTCGACTTCGGTATAAGAGGAATATCTTCAACGGCGACATCTAACAAATTAGCATCAATACGTTCTGCTATCTTTTCCTCCGACATTTCTAGTGTTATATATAATACATTATATCCTAATGTAAGCGCATCAGCCGCAAGATGACACTTGGTTAAAGTTTTTCCACCACCAGTCGATCCTAAAATAACATTAAGTGTTTTTCGTAATAACCCACCATTGGTAATTATATTGAAATATTCCAACCCAAACATAATACGATCTTCCTGATTATGATAAGACTCATATCTAGCATCAGCATCTTCAATATAATCATGTCCAACTGATTTATCAATTGCAGTTGAAATAGCATCTGATAATATATTTGGTATTTCGTCACTAGACCGTTTTGATTTTTCGTTTTTCTTTTCCTTGTCCATAATATCAATGGTAGTGAGAACCCCATTATATATGGCTTGCGATCTTCCCCAACTTTCTGTTGTATCTGTCAACCAATTCAAATTCTGACTAGTTGCAGTTAATGATTGTATAATATTAGTACAATCTTTAAATACACTTTCATTTAATGAAGCATCGTTATCAATAGCCAACAATAAAACATCTTCTGTTGGTGGTGTATTATATTTGTCGAAGTGTTCCTTTATTTTCAAGAAAACAATTTTATTATTATCGCTAAACCAATCTGATACTAAAAAACCAGACATCACTCGCATATACTCTAAATCATACATCAAATTTTCTAAAATAATCTTTTCTGTCAACTTAATATTAGACACTAAAACTCCCATTCTATTTTGATTGTTGTATTTGTTTCTCAATAATATCTACTAAAATATCTCCTATTACGTTTATAAATTCCTTTCCATTATGTTCATTTATTATCATGTTTGCATTATCAACCATATAATACGCAAAATTTAAATCACAATGGCCTTTGCCAGTATCTTCACCAAAAGAAACTTTTCCATATTTATACACGATACCAACAAACACACCCTCTTCTATTCTAATATGAGTGATTCCATCTTCGGAATTATCTACAAAAGAATATTTAACCATTTATTGGGTCACTTTCCCAAAATAATGATTTACAACAATCACATTGATAATGAGACCACATAATATTAGAATCCTCATATCGTTCCTCTTTTAATAACGTGACTAACTCATGTAAAACATTATCCCATTTTTTATTGTGGTTATCATCATACACCTTTCTAAATTTAGGTTTCCATACCCGATCCCCATTACATATAAATTTCATATCAACTCCAAAAATATTTTAATATCCCAAATACAACAATTAAGAATGCTACTATGTTCAGAATCATTATATTTATACTTTGTCTAAGGTATCCATTTATACAGTGGCAAATACAACCAAGTCCTTCGAATAATAATAATACCGCAACATTTATTGTGTTGCCATACCAACTCAAAAGTATCATAAATATAAACATGAATATAGTTCCAATCGTTTCCATAAAAAATCGAAACTTGTGATGGACCCAATCATATTTAAGCCACTCAATAAATTTTCCTATTTTAAGAAATTTCTTCATCCTCTTCAACCACTAATAATTCTTTAGACGATTGATAACTAAAAACGTCTTTAGCTATTTCATCTAGCGATAATAATATATCTGAAGTGAAAAATTTTGCTGGGTTATCATAAATTTTGTTTTCAGTTTCAGAAGTTCCATCAGGCCACTCCCACTTATTACCAACTTTTTTAAACAATCCACCAATAGCACCAAGATCAATCAGACCATAATATCTATCCAATCCAGTATCATAAAATAATCTAGATTTAACAACAGACTTTTCTCTTGTCAATCTTGATTTTGCGGCTTTGAAAGTTAGGATGCTACCAATAACATTCTTTGCTTTATCCTTGTTTTGAGCCTTAGATATCTCTAAAATAGTATCCGCACCATACCTAACACCAGAACCGCCAGATTGTTGTTTAGATGAATACAGTGCCATAGTTTCGTATACATGATTTGTAACGATTAAAGGAACACCTAAATTTCCAAGTTCCATTGCTAATACTCTAAATGCGCCTTTGATTAATGCGGCTCTTGTCATATCTCGCTTATCATCACCACTAAGTATATCTCCCATTTCTTTATTAGTAGATAAATTTCCAAGTGAATCAAGCACCATCATCAATTTCATTTCAGAGGTTTTTTTATAATTTTCTAATTCCTTTACAGCTTGAGTTCTAAAAGCTTCTACAGTTGCTACAGGATGGTGCATCCATCGATTAGTATCAATCCCACGATCAACCAACATTTTAGTCATCAATGCATGTTCTGTTTCGTAATATCCTATAACACCAGTATCATATTGATCCTGAAAGTTTTTAGCCATTTGTAAAGCCATATAAGTTTTACCAACACTTTCATTACCAGACAATACAGTAATTAAATTGTTTGGCAATCCACCAAATATAGATGCTGATAATTGAGCATTTAATATATAAGAACCAGTATCAATAAATTCCATTTCCTCACCAACGATCCCATCTTTTCCAACCAATGTTGCCAACTCATTCTTAGATGCTTTCAACATACTTGCTATTTCATCTTTTAAAGACATTACTTCTCCTATAAATCTGCTTCATCCTTGTCATATCGAAACTCTTCAAATCTAGGTAAGTAGAGACTTTCAATATCAGAGGATTTGCTTGTTATTCGTGTGTTATATTTAACGGTTATAATTTCCCCAATACATGATTTGGTAATGGTTTCTCTATCATGGTCACTCCAACCACCACCAATACTCACTTTCAAAGTACCATCACGATTTTCTACTATCAACGCACCCATCATCTTTTCATATTTAGTTCCAGCTTTTCCATATTCCCAACCAGTAACTACCAACTCTATATCCTTTTCCAACTTCATCTTAATCCAATCTTTGGATTTCTTATTTTTCCAAAATCCGTTTGGATTTTTTACAATCAATCCTTCTTTACCCTCTTGTATTACTTTTTCAAACAAAGCATCAAGTTCTTCTTCTGAATTTATAATCCAATTTTCAGTTGCAAATAATGGGGAATGTGGCCTTGCTTCGTTCTCATATACATAATCTATATGAGCGGTTCCACATATAACGTAATGATATCTTGTAGATGCTTCGATACGACATATTCCAGCATTAAAGTCTGCAAGTGGTACTGCATCCCACAACACCATAACAACATCTTTAACTTCTTCTTTGGTTATAGTATTCTTCACCGCCTTATTTAAAATTCCGTTTCCAGTTTTTCTATCCAATAACTCTCCATTTTTCATAACCATCAACTCACCATCAAACACCCAATCTCCATTATCATAATCAGGACCAGCAACCATCATACTAAATTCTTTTTTCATGTGGTCGTACATTTTTAATGGCTTTCCACTTCTACTGATAAAATTTATTTCATCACCAGAAACGAATACATTACACCGCATACCATCTGATTTAACCTCTGCCATTTGAGGATAAGTAAAAACATGACCCTTACGAGGGTACGCCAACATCAACTTATATTTTGGTATAAGGTCAGTCCAAACTTTATTAATAGTAGATGCAGAAAACCCACATCTCAAATCTCGTTTGATAATACGTTCAATTACTATAGCTGTGGTATAAGAAACTCCTTCAAGAGTTTTTTTCAACCACTCAATACCATCATGTCCAGTATAGGTTCTGTCAGACAATTTTATCAATCTATCCATAGCCCATCGAAGATCATGATCACCCGAAGCAGTATATTCTGGAATTTTTTTAATATAATATGTTATGTTTGGGTCGTAAGTAGCTACCAACACTTTTTTTAAAATTTTAAAATGATGATACCTTTTTAATATTTCAATTTTTAAATTCTTCTTTGGTGTAGATGATATCTCATTTAATATTTTCAATACATCATTCATAATATAGATTCCTTAAAATGGTAACGATGGAGTTCCGTTAATTCTCCAATTAATAATATCTGTTATTCTTTCTATTGGTTCTAAAAAAGTTTTTTGAAATTGTGTTTTATAATCTATATAATTATGTAAGTCATATTCTTCTGGTAGTATTGAAGGAAATGAAATAACATTCTCCCCAATACCATTAGGCAACATCAAATACACAAATTTAATTTTATCTCCATCTCTAATTTCATTATACCATTGAGTCAACCCATGTTCGGTTAACTGATTGTTATAAAGAATACTCCCCCGCACATGTATGGGAGTTCCTTTTTCATATAGACGATAATACAGATCATCACTTTTATATTTGCCTATATCATTTATCGAGGTTGGAAATGCAATATCTTCTGGAGGTAATGACGAAAATTCCTTTTCAAAATCAAGAACGAATTTTTCAACATCAGCCTTTTCCTTTCTTAAAATAATTGTAATACATTCTTCAATACGTTTGCGTACTATTTCTGGTGTTGATGTTCTTACCGACTCTATACCCATTATCTTCAATCTAGCTTCGTCATAATCCTTTCCATCCTTATGAACAACATTCATCATGTATCGCTTCTTAGCAGTCCATATACCCGTGTTAGCTATTATTTCCATTCCCATTGACAAAAAGTTTTCATACATATTTAAATATTCACTAGCTTCGGCAACCAATTCTTTTATCTTTGGAGTGATTATATTATTACCAAATTCTTTTAATTTATCTACATCAATATCTGGTATTGTTAAGAATACAGAATCAGTATCACAATAAAATGCATATTCAAAATCAGTTGTATTAAAATATGTATTCAAAAACTTGTTTATGTTTCGTTCTACCCATTGAATCAAGGCTTGTCCTGTGACAGTAACAGCTTCCGCATTGTCGATATCATAAAATCTAAAATATTGGTTTCCTAATCCCCCATACAGGGAGTTAAGAAGAATTTTCAATGCCTGTTGTTTGACATCCAAATAAGATATTTCAGATGCATAACCAAATTCATCTTCAATCCGATATCCAAACATTTTTTCTTGAGCCTCAGTTCTATCACTAGATAATTTTTTAATCAATATAGACAACATACCCGGAAACGAATTATCGTATAATGTACCATTCACACCAATCCCACAACCAACTTTCTTCAAAACATCTAAGTCCATTGTTTTTTCTAGAACTGATTCAACATCTATATTTGAAATTGCTCCATTCAATTCATCTTGAATACCTCTTCCAAAATCATAATACTCTCGTTTTGTTTCTGGTCCTATATTCAAACTACAAATAATTCTGGGATATAGTGATGTGAAATCATATAATAATATATTATTATATCGTCCACAATTCGGCTCCTTTACATATGCCCCCTCATATTTAGCATCTTTTCTTTTTGCATCTTTATGGGGAATAACAATTTTATGTTGTTTTAGATAATTAAAAATGATGGTATCCCACGTCTTAACGGGAGAAAAAACATCTTGGTAATTAACCTTTGCATGATAGGCTATAAACATTACCAATTCGATCATCTTTAATTTACTCTCTAATTCAACTACAATTTCAACATCTCTTATGTTATAGTCAATGAACTTTTCATAATCTGTTTTATATAAATTATAACCAGCAATTTCATCATCTTGGATTTTGTCCAATCCTAATTCGGCATATCCGATATAACCTAATTTATATGATTCTTGTTTTTTAGGAGAGAATTTTTTATATAGGTCATAATAATCTAATATAGATATTCCATATATATCGAAGCATCTATTATCTTTATTATTTAAATGTACATACTTTTCAAAGATTGTCTTGACAGGCGAAAGATATTTCATTTCATCTTTCATTCCAATCTTTATACATCTACCGATCAGATAAGGAATATCAAACAGTTTAATAAACCATCCAGTAACAATATCTGGTTTTGCGTTAGACCAAAATGTGATAAATTTAAATAACAAATCTTGTTCGCTGGAACATAGTGTATAATCTACATTGGAACTTTTTGGTGTATACTGCTCTAAACCAAAAACATGATATTTACCATTTAAATGTGCTGTTATAGAAGTAACTGAATCTTCTGGATCATCAACGTTAGGAAATCCATTGTTCGCTGTTACCTCAATATCAAAAAATAATATATCTACCTTGGAAATATCATAATTAATAGTATCAGGATACATATCAGAAATATATGGATATTGAAAATCCACGTTTCCATATATGTTGTGGTTATCGATTCCTTTATTATCTTTTATCCATTGCTTGGCTTGATATATTGATTTAAAATCTATTTTTTTGGCAGGTCTTTTATCAATAGTTTCATAACCAGATGGTGTCATAGAACCATCGGATCGTAAATATTCGTCTTCAAAAAGAGAAGGTTTATAGTTAACACTGGTAAATTGTTTTAAACCATTGTCGTCTATAAACCTCTCGTATATTTTACCTTTAAGTGGAAATACATTCGTATAAAATTTTCGGATCATAATAATATTGTACCATAATATGTTGTTAATAACAAGAAATTATTTTATATTTAAGAAATGATAGTAGAATCTGGTACTACAATTTCAGAACCTTGCCCCCAAAAATCATTGTGTTTTTCTTTCATACTCTCTAAGGGTTCTGACATAAACACAATATGATCTCGTTTAATTTCAATTTCCTTTTCATCCGAATACAACAACAAATCAAGAAAAATAATTTGCCGTTCCTTTGGATTCATAGCCAGTATCAATGGCTTTTCTATTTTTAATAGGTTTTCTGATACTTCCGTCACATGCCCCATGATTTCATTTCCGTTTACTAAGCTAAGAATTTTTAACATAATACCTTTCAATCAAAGTTATAAAGTAAGACTAATAATTTTTATTCGCCTCATATTGTTCTTTGTAATGCGATTTATCTAATGGTTTAAATTTTGGATTTTTTGGATCAGGTATAAGTGATACCAATTCCCAACTACCAGATTCATCCAAACATAACAAACCTTCGGCAGTATATACAAGACCATCTAAATTATGTTCTAATTCAAATATCCTACAAGGCTTACCTAATTGTTTGTTTATAATTCCTATATGCAATCCTACACGACCACTATCATTACCATTTTTCCAATGCATCTCTCCTACATTTTCAAATTCGGTATCGTTTATAAGTTTGTGTAATGTTTGAAATACAATTTCAGAACTAATGTGATGTGCATAAGTAATGGTAGAAACTAATAATGTAAAAAATATTATCACAATAGAAAAATATTTTTTCATTTAGTAATTATCCTCTTTTATCATTCCCTATATTATATTTTGGTTGTAAGTCCCAAAATTCTTTTTCTTTGTAAGGAATTATTTTTATTTCACTGACAGGAACCAACTCTCCCTCTATTTCGTGTGGGAGTTCAACTAAATTCCATTGATTCAAAAGATCAGTGATTCTATTTCTTCTGGCAATATCATTATCAGAAATATTAGTCGGCTTACCGTCTAATGCAAATAATTCTTTAAAATGTACTATGTAATACTTCTGTTTTTTATGTAGGATATGACAAGATTGATAAAGAATTTTTTCATCTTTTCGTTTAGAAGCAATTCCCATTCGAGTCAACGTTTCTCGTATTTTTGAAAAATCATCGTACTCTTTGATTTGCACTTCTAGCATGTTATCAACACCCCAATCCACATCTAACAATTCTTGATTCATCTTGTTAATACCTTTCTATATTTGGGGAGACATTACTTATACCACCAACATCTAAGTAATTTGTTATCTCAGTTAAGTCTTGCTTAGTTAATAATCTTAAAATCTGTTTAGCTTTATGTATATTGCAATTGTAATATTCTGAAATCAAATCTAAATCTTCATTTTCAACATATTTATTCCATGTAGCAAATCGCTTTCTTGATCTAACTGTATTAAACAAATAATCAAAATGCATCTTTTTAGAAATTGAAGGGTACTTATTAATTTCATTTATAAGATATATAGTGTCTACATAATAACTAAAAGCTTTGTTTACTAAATATATACTATAATCTCCAGATACTTCATCTGTGAATATATAATTCTTTTCATGTGATATATCATTTACAAAATCAAATACGTTCATTAAAATCCTTAATTTAAATTATCAAATCCATAGTTTCCATATTCAGTTCTATTGAATGGCAAAGCTACTCGATCTTTTGTTTGTTCATTTTCTATTATTATTTCAAGTTCTTTACCAACAATATCTTCATTTTCAGATTCTGCTTCCAACATTACATTTTCATAATTTTCCATAACCATTTCATATAATTCGGCATTATTCAATACAAGAGTAAATGCAAGTGCCAGTTCTTCACTATCAGTAATTTCATCATTATCTCTAGGCTTATATGCTATAACTTCGACATGACCTGTTTTTCTGATAATAATTGCACTATCATTTAGCTCAATATCAAAATTCTTTTTATGTTGATCTTCCGACATATGTTCTCCTATATGAAATGGGTTACATAATATTTATATAACAAACTGTCGTAAGATATTAAATAAATCGACACTCATTCATAATTTCGGTCAAGCAAGAAACCATATTTATTTCCTGATTTATCACGAATGCTGATTTATATTGATAATCTGCCATGATTACTACCGCTTGTGGAATAGACTCTTTTTTCATAACATCATATAAATGTGTATATAAAATATTGAAGAAATAAGTTGGATCATTGTCTATGTTTTCATGAACCCACGTCTTCATAGCCGTAAAATCTTTTACTTTTAAATGTACAACCAAGTCTTGGACATCATTAGATTCTTTATCTATCTTGTGTATGTACACGCCCGTAGAACATGAATCTTGTAGCTCATTAAACACTCTTCTAAAATCTGGAAGATGTCTCAATATAAGTGTAGCTACACTTTGTTTATCATATACAATATTTTCAGCATCAAGAATATCACATATCCGCTTTAAAAATTTTACAGCAATCTTCCCACGTTCTTCTTTATCAATTTTAAACGACTTGATGGAAGTTCTGGAATGTAATGCTTCTAAGATTTTGTTTTTATAATTACAGGTGAAAATAAATCTACAATTATTAGCATACTGTTCTAACAACCCACGTAAAGCAGGTTGTGTTGATTGTGGATTTAAATAATCACCTTCATCAAGTATGATAACTTTTTCCTTGCCATTCAAACTTACACTCGATGCAAAATTGGTAATCTCATGTCTAAGAGTATCAATGTTTCTATCCTTTGATGCATTTATAACAATATAATCTGATCCTAGACTAGTAGCCAATATTTTTGCTACTGTTGTCTTTCCGATACCCGGAGAACCTGTTAATAATAAATGCGGGAAGTCACCTTTCTTGATCATATTATCAAAGTCGGTATATAAATTATTTGGTAATATACAATCTTCTAATTTTTTTGGTCTGTATTTTTCAAACCATATCTTTTCAACGGGTTTATTATCCATGTTCTATTTCCTTAAATACGCTATCTTGTTCATTTGACAACCAATATTTTACAGGTTCGCTATCCAATACAAATTCAGTAAAGGTATCTCTAATATGCAATGTATAATCCCCCTCCAATAATCTAAGGTGCATTATTTTAAAATACACTCTAAATATATATCCAGATTTATTTTCTCCCAAATCCAACTCAAAAGAATCATTCAACCCCTTTACACTTTTATTTACCAACTTCAATGTGATATTTTTTTCATCACCAGTGATAAGCATGTCTTCTAACATCAATACATTACTAATTCGGTATATCTCTTTTATATTAGATGCAGATAATTTAACTGTTACTAAATCATTGGTCGGAACACTAACACCAGTTTTGTGTTGGATGAAATTTTTGTTTGCATATATAACATTCGTTGTACTCAATAATTTCCCTTTATCAGATTGTCTTATCTCTACATGATTATCATGAAACTCAACATCACATTCCACATCTGTTTTTAAAATATCTAGAAACTTTTTAAGATCGGATATTGCAAATTCTTGAGGAAATGTTTCAGAAATAGTTGCTTCGGCTGATGCAACTCTATTGTTATGTACAATGGAAATTGTGTTTCCGGGTGTAAATACAATAGAATTACTTATTAATCTAAAATTATGTAATAGTTGTTTTGTTTTTTCTGTTATCTTCATATTATTCCAATCGAGAACACAAAAACGGTACTTGGATATACCAAGTACCGTTTTCATAATATTTATAAAATACTACATGCTATTCGTCACTATCTGTATCAGTAGATTCTGATTGAGCTTTTTCATCAAACGGATCAGCACCTTCGTCAAGTTTTTTGTAAAAATCAACATAAGCTTGTTTGGTATGATCGTCAAATCGTTCAAGACACATTTGGATAGCTTTTTTCTTCGTTCCAAAAATCTTAAATGATTCAAGAATGTTTACCAATCTTCGAGTGGTGATAACATCTTCCAACTCACCATCATGATAAAGATTTCTAGTACCTTGCGCCCAAACGATTAGATGTGCAATAAATTCATCTGAAACCGTTTTATCCATTTTCAATTTTGTGGCGATTTTAGTCAAGATGTTTTTCTCAATCGTCTTGTTTGGGTAATGTTGCATCATGGTAAATTTAAATCGATCCAAAAATGCTTCATTCAATACGTTAGTACCAATGAAATTTCCGGTATCATCAGATTTACCTTTGGTGTTGGCTGTTGCCACAATAGTAAATCCTGCTTTTGGGATAACCATTCGATTTACTTTTTTCATGTAAATGGGTTTACCTTCCAATACAGGTTGCAAACACATCAACCGATTTCCACCAAGATCGATTTCATCAATAAGTAAAACCGCTCCACGTTCCATAGCAACTGGAACTGGTCCATCGAACCATTTAGTTTCCCCATTAACCAAACGAAACCCACCCATAAGATCATCTTCATCAGTTTCAATGGTGATGTTAACCCGGATATATTCTCGACCAGTATTAGCACACACTTGCTCTACCATCGAAGTTTTACCATTTCCAGAAAGTCCAGTGATAAATACTGGAGCAAAAACTTTACTTTCGACAATCTTTTTTACATCTTTATAATTTCCCCAAGGTACATACTGTTTATCTTTTGCCGGGATAAGATCACTCTGAAAATCCCCTTTGGGAAGTGCGTTTGAGAATACCGCTTCGGTTTCAACAACTTCTTCATTTTCCATATCATAATCTCCTTTAAGTTTAGACAAATCAAATTCACCACGATCAATTCTACATTTCAAAAATGTTCCAGCAGGTAGAGCTAATTTGTACTTATCCCGAATATGAATAATTTCGGCTCTTGATAATTTTTCAATTCCATGAGTACGTTTCCCATATTCCGTTTCCGCACTTTCAATAAATTCTTTAGTACTATTTCGCTTCAATCCAGCTATTGCAGATTTCTTTACCATAATATAATTCTCCAATTCTCTTTAATAATTTAAGCAATCAATTCAATAAAACTTTTAACAAAAGCCCGTTGACCTTTGATACTTCTTTGGTTCTTTTTCATTTCAAGTAACAAGTCATCGTAAGTTTTCTTAGTTAATTGTAACCTACCACTACTGAAATTACTAGCATTAATTGTAAATAATTTATTATACCCGCCTTTATTTTCCTTGACAGTATATCCATCATTTACTTTTGACCTCGAATTTTTGGTTAGAAAGAAACCAATAACATTGGTATCAATTTCACCTTGCAATCTCGTTAATAAATTTTCTGTCATATTACCACCAGATGCATCAACAGGTGTAAAACCATTCACACCTTTAACTAGAAGTTTATCACGATCCCGATCAAAAGTAATAGGACGTTTATTTTTTGTTACTGAATATCCCCAATTAGATGCACCATCAGTTAGAAAAATGGTATTAATGATCTCGATATTGTTTTGTTTTTTAAACAACTCAATACATTCAGTAGCAGAAACAATACAACTATTTAATGGGGTTCCACCCAAACCCATATTAGATGGTTGATGTCCATATGATCGACATGCCATAGCAACCGCACTAGAATTAAACATAGCTGTAGAAAATTCTCTGGAACTCATATTAGAATTAAAAAGTTCTAATAATTTAAAATCACCAAATTCCAAATATGTATTTGAAGCTTGGCAATTTTTATACATAGGTTTCGAACTACGATTATGATAAGAATCACTAAAAGCTAATACTTGAAACTTGATACCAGCTTTTCTACAAAACAAAACTAGAATAGTAATCTGCTCCATAACAGAAACAATAACATCCGACATAGAACCAGACCAATCAACAAACATAACCAATCCATGATTTTTAGAATTTGGTACTATTTCACCACGTCTAAAAATATCATCTTTAAACTTATAAGAAGATAATTTGTTGGTATCAATAACACCACTTTTAGATTCTCTTGTTTTAGCGTATTGTTCCGCTCTTTTTTTCATTTCAAACTCTTTATAAAAAGAATTTACAATAGCTTTATTATTGGTTTTAAAATTCTCTACATTCTTTTTAACATCAGTAAGAAATGGTCCACAGTTGTTCTTATTATTTTTGTAATATGTAGAGATAGAATTATGTAGAGTTTTATGACCAACAATTAAGTTTGCAATATTGTGCGAAGGAATTTCAGTATATATTTGTACCTTTGCATTATAATCAACCTGTTTATCTTTTAGGTCTTCAAAATATTTTGTACTTTGTGGAGCAATACTATTAGTTCCATTCCCAACTCCACCGCAATTGCCAGAACTACTATCATTTTCATCTTCTTCTACTTCATCGGAATCTTCATCTTCATCTTCATCAGAATCTTCTTCATCTTCATTTTCATCAGAATCTTCTTCTTTCTCTTCTTCTTCTTCTTTCTCTTCTTCATCGGAAGTTGTTTTAGATTCATTTTCATCTTCTTCTAATTTGGTAGTGTCGTTTGCACTACCAGATGGATCACCAATATCACAACTAGCCCCAGAATTTCCAGAATTACTAGAAGACTGTTGGTTCTGATTTTGTTCTTGTTCCAACTCTTCTTGTTCTTTTCTAAGTTCTTCTTGGCAATACTCAAACAATTCTTTTGAAATAATTTCAGCATCACTAAAAGATTCAGCATCGTTGATTCGATCAACCCACTTTTGTTCTTCTTTTGTGAAGTCAACTTTATAAAGACTTTCTGGAACCTTTGAACTGATATTGATTCGGTCAATAAATTTCTTCATACCGTCCAACATATCAACATGAGTTTTATTTTTGTTTTTTTTCTTAGCATCTTGAAAATGCTTTTCCTGCATTTTCAAGAAATCGGTTTTACCTTTTGAATAATCAAATTTCAGACCGGGATATTTTCGTTGAATCTTTTTATCAACTCGAATATCTTCCACTACATTAATATATTCTTTGTACGTTGGGTCTGTAAAATTTTCGGGTAAGTAGTTCGGAGTAAATAAAGCATGTCCAACTTCATGACCGATAAACCAGTCATACATTTCTTTAGACATGTTTTTAAAAACAGGAAGGGTCAATACTCGATTAACAACATCGAAAGATGCAGTATGAGCGTGAGCATGATGTTGAATTTCGATATTTTCAGAAGCAAGTAATTTGGCTAAGATACCTTTACTTGTAGTACTAACATCTTTTCTTCTAACATTAAGTCGTTTTTTTCGTCTGGATTTTGAGCTAGTTGCCATAATATATAAACCTTTCATTATCAAAACCGATACTACAAACCAGTTAATTTATATACAAAAAGGAGAAATTAAAAAGTATAGAACTGGTTTGTAGTATCTATTCATAATCTTGTACTATAGTGTAACAAATTTTTACCAAAATGTCAACATATTATTTTATTTGGATTTGCTTAGGTTTTGCTTCAATATTCAATGGTATATTTATAGTTAACACTCCATAAGCTAAGTTACTGGTTATATTATCACCGTCCATATCAGATGTCAACCGAAATCTTTTAATAAATCCAACTTCATCATTTATATTCCCAACAACCTCTATAATATTTTGATTTACTTCAATTGATAAATTTTCATTTTTGTATCTCGGCACTTCTATTTCTATATCATACGAACCATCTTTATCAAGTACTGTATAATTAGTTCTTAGTTTATATTTTGGTCTATTATCATATTCTCTTACTAAATCCCACATACGGTTATCTCCTATTATAATGTTTGTAATTGTGGTCCGTATTATATAAGATTTAAATTACCTAAAGTCAAGTTCTATTGGTTTTTATTACTATAACCATCTCTGGCCCACCCACTACCTTTCAATATAAAAGAAAAGCTATCTACTTGACGCTTCAATGATCCTTTGCACTTACATTTTAATAGTTTGTTTCTATCTTGGATCGGTATGTAATGTACACTTTCTTTTTTACACTTATTACATTTGTATGTATATGATGGCATTATTAAGACTCCTTATATACAGTGAAATTTTTAACTTTCGCCACATCAATTTTATTTTGAAATTTATCTTCGAGTAAATCCCCTCTATGAGAAATAATAAACAAGTTAGTATTTTTCAAATTATAAAACAGTTTAGATAAATCTTCTACTCCTAATTCATCCAAAGAAGAATCAAATACTTCATCCATTATAAGTAAATTAATATTGACTGAATTTTTAATGGTTGCAATATCTCTCCATGTTAACAACAAAGCAATATCAATTCGTTTCTTTTCTCCCTCGGAAAATGAATTGTACGAAAATTCATCTCGATATCTACTCTTTATAGTTTCATTAAAATGTTTATCAAGTTCAAAATTTGCAAAAAAATCCATATCACTAAGATATTCATTTACTCGTGTATTTATTATGGGTATATAATTATCAATAATTCTTGTTCTAATACCAGAATCATTTAACACGTTCAACATAATATCTGTGTAGAATTTATCATCAAGGTGGTTAGTTTTTTTATCTAATAGGTCAACAGATGTCTTTTGTAAATCTGTAAGATTATCTTCAAAACTATTATTCTTAATAGAACTCAATCCAACAATTTCTTCAGCTATATTTTTTTTACTATTTGTTGATGTATTTATTACAAAATTATTTTGTGTAATTTTATTATGAATATCATTTATAGCACTCGTATTATTATTATGTAACTGTATAGCAATAGTACACCCCCGTATAGCTTCATCAATATTTTTAATAGCGACTTCCATTTCCAAAATATCACTGGAATTTTTTTCGATCATAAGTTCTTTATAATCATTAGTAATATCTTGCATACAGGACGGACACTCACTATTATTTTCATAAAAACTTTTCTGGGTTTTGTGATTATTGATATTATTTTCGATTGTGTATTTTAAATTATTAAGTTTGTTCAACTGTTTACTTTGCAGTCTTACATCGGTAAGAACAAACGAATCTATATCATTTTCGTACTGTACGTTCTTAGCTATACAATCTGCTATAACATCATCTAACTTATCCGATTCCTTTGTTAGTTCATCTATACGCTCTTGATTATCTTTGTTTCGGATATTGATATGATGTTGTTGAATTTTTATTTTTTCTTTAGTCAACTCCAATTGATTAGCAATATTCTCCAGTTGCTCCTTTATAATACCACTATCAGCCTTTACAATATCTTTCATAACAGAGAATATTTTTATATCCAAAATATCTTCAATTATGATTCTTCGATCATTTGGCGTTAGTTGCATAAAAGGAACGAAAGAAGCAGACCCAAGAACTACAATTTGTGTGAATGATTTATAATTCAATTTCAATACAGATTCTTCTAAGAACTTTTGATAATCTCTTGCTTTAGAATCTTGATTGATTAATATATCATCACACCATATCTCAAACATAACAGGCTTGATTCCCCGCACAACTTTATATTCTTTGGTTCCTATAGAAAATTCCAATTGCACTTCAAGGTTTTTTCCATTTATAGAATTAACCATCTGTGGTTTGTTTATCTTCTTAAATGGTTTTCCAAATAATGCAAAAGTTATTGCATCTATAACCAATGATTTTCCCTGTCCATTTTTTCCTCTGATTAATACGGAAGGATATTTGTTTAAATAAACAGTCTCAAATGTATTTCCAACTGATAAGAAATTTTTAAATTTTATACTTTTTAATGTTATCATTCGCTATCTATTTTCAATGCTTTCGTATAAGTGTTTAATAATCTATCGTCCAGTTCTTTTTTGTGATCATCTACCAAATCCATATCACCAACATAATTAGTAATAAATTTTGAAGTATCCTCTACATCAACATCCTTTGTTTGATGTTGTCTTACTGAATAATCATCAAGATTATCTAATATTACCACGTTTGCAGGATTAATATTATATAGGTTATTAACAAAATAATCATACATCTTATCACACCCTTTATTCTTCACAATAAGTTTCACATATCTGTTTTTATAAATGTCTACAGGTTCTGTCATATAGTCAGTCGTTTTATCATCATATATTATTTTATAAAACAACTTCAATGGATTTTCAACGAACTCTAAATCTTGTGTTGTTGTATCAAGTATATGAAATCCCTTTGGATCGTTAAAATCAGCCCATGTAATTTCATACGGGCATCCTAAATAATGAATGTTTCCTTTTGTTGATCTATGATGAAAATGTCCTGAACAAACCAAATCAAATTTTTTAAATATAGTTGTATCCATACCCTCTTGATTAGTCATTCCTTTATACATAGGAAACCCAGCAAGTTCTAAATGACCAAGAACAATTTTAGCTTTCGAGTTCTTTATACTTTGTATAGTTTCATTATAATTTTCTTCATTGATCCAAGGAATTAAAAGTATTTCAGTGTTATTCAATTTTATTGTGTGTGTATGATTCAAAACTAATAAATCTTGATACAAACCCTCTCTCAATAACAAATCCAAGGAATTTAATCTGTTTGTATTTTTATAATATACATCATGATTTCCAGTTAATATAGTTAGATTAATCTGGTGATTATATAACTGCTTCATAAACATATTTTCAAACCGTTCTAGAATTTCAAAATTTATATATTTTCTTCGATCAAACATATCTCCCAAATGAATTACATGTGTTATTTTATGTTTGATCAGGTATGGAAAAAATATATTCAAATAAAAATTCATAATATAATTAGAAAATATCAGAGAATCATTCTTTGCTCCAAAATGTGTGTCGGTAATTATTGCTATTTTCATATAATTATTCTTACAGAAAAATCTGTTGCAGGAAATATAGTGGTTTTAATATTGTTTTTTACAAATCCACTCTTTGATGTTTCTGATACTTCTATTGATAAATCTGAGTGATATAAGGGACTTGGAATTATTAGATTACACTTGCCAAACTGATTAGTAATAGCAGATGCTATTGGAATAGTACCATAATTATTAATTATTTGTACATATGCACCCGCTACGACATCTCCATTATGATTGATGACATGGACCTCTCCATTAATTGGGTTAATTGGTTCTGTTTGTGGTTCTGTTTGTGGTTCTGTTTGTGGTTCTGTTTGTGGTTCTGTTTGTGGTTCTATTTTATCAAGATCATTCCACAAATGATTCGACTTTTGACTATGCATTATCCAATTTGCAGAATCAGATAAATCCATATTTTCATTAAATTGAACAGAGAAAGTGCCATCATCTAATTGAATAGGTGTTGGTAGGATATTAGCAAAATTTATTTCAGTAACTTTACTAAGCTTATCCAATATTTGATCTATTTTTTCTTTATCTCGTAATTGATTTATACACCAATCAATAATATCCAAATACGCCGCAGATTGTTTTCCAATTTTTTGATTTTCAACATCTAATATATCATGATATTGTACAATTTTTTTGTACAGTTTGATCTTTTTTTCTAAATCGCTTCGTAGTGTAATAGCTTCATCTTTGACTTCATACAGCTCAGAAATAATATCCTCCATATATGTTAAAACTTCAAATATAGATTCAAATATATCAGAACCTTCACAATCTAACTCCCCAGAATTTTCATTATACCAATCACTTGCTTTTTTTGATATTTTTTGTACTTGCGTTTTTATCTTTTCTTTGTTGCTTTCGTCTTTGTTTTTTAATTTGTTCTTTTTCATAATAATCATTATACGTTGCGTGACTACGCAAATATTCCTTATAAGAATTTAACATATATTCATTTTCATCTTGTTCTTGATATCCAACAAGATTGTCCATAACTCCAGAATTTTCTATCAACTTATATTTTATATAATATTGTTTTTTCTCTCTAGTGATTCGTCTTACAAAAGCATAATAAGCAATCTGTGTAAAATACGCAAATGGGTTACTATATTTTATAGGATCAAAATTAGAAACATACGTCAAACAATTTTCAATACCATCAGAAATCATATCCTCTTTGAAAGTGTAATTCAAAAAATTCTGTTTGTATGATAATGCCTCTGCGATTTTAATAATACATTCTGCTATGTACTCTGGAACCTCTGGTTTTTCATCACCAGAATTCTCAGCTTCATCCACAATATCTTTGTATTGTTTTAATGCAGTTAAGAATTTTTTGTTGTCTACATAATGGTTATCTTCCATGTAAAAGCATCAACTGTTTATGTCTTTCCAGTTGATCCAAATCCTCCATTTCGGGTATTCTTTTTTGATAATTCAAATTGTGCATCTGATACAAAATTCCACTCAATATTATATACTGGTTGTATAAACATTTGAGCAATTCTATTTTTATCATATATAGTAAATTCTTCATTTGTTGTGTTGTGTAATATAATTCCTACTTCATCATGATAATCTGAATCGATAGTTCCGTAATGACACAAAATACCATCTCTAATAGCCATTCCTGATCTACCTCTAATATGTACTTCATATCCCTTCGGGATATCCAAATACATACCAGTTTTTATAAGTACTGTTTCTCTTGGTGGTATATCAATCCATCCACCTTCTTTAATATAAGCACACACATCCATACCAGAAGAAAACTTAGTCTGTCTTCTGGGAATATTCTCCGATGCACCATCATATTTTATTCCAACTTTAACTATTCGTTTTGTCATTTCTTCATTTTCTAATACTCTGTTCTTCTCTTCTTTCAATTTATCAAAGTCTTCCATTATAGCTTCCTTTCAAATTATAAAATAATATCTTGACAAAGGCACCCAAACCTGTTATCCTGTTTATGTTCTGGTTTAAGTTATATAAGTTCTATTTTAAACAGTCTGTTACTTTTTAGTAGTCTGTTATTAACATGTTGCATATCACAGATACTCATTTATATCAATCCTCGATTGATATAAATATCAACTTCTGATATAATCTTTTCATTAGCAACATAATCTTGTATTGATACTTTGGTTGGTACAGTAAAGAATAAATCACAATCAGAACAAACATAATCAACAACCACTTTATAATTAGTTATTCCATCCGATACATGATCAACATCTGATGATGCACACCGTTCACATATAATAGTATTATTTAATTTCATAATATCTCTCCTAGAAAGTAAAGTTAAATACTTCATAATCAAAGTCTTGTTGATTATATAATTCCATTCTTTTCATCCAATGTTTCAAGGTAAAGTTAGCTGTTTTTCCTAAAGAACAGTTATCAGCTATATCATATAATACAGCTTCATTATCTTTTTCATCCAGTCTTAGGACTCTACCGATAGATTGAAGGATTCTTATTTGTGATTTAAATGGATGTGCTAATATTAAATTCTGTAGATTCTTAATATTCACACCAGTTGAAAACACTCCATAAGAAGCCAGTAAAATAGCATCAGATTCTGATTCCATTTGTTCTCTTATTATTTCACGATCCTTAGCCTTTATTTCTCCAGCCTTACCATGAATAATATATACTGGTCTAGATGTAGCATTCTTTATATCATTATATAATATTTTACCATGTGTGTCAACTAAATTAAACAATATTAATGTATTACCCTGAAGCGATAGCGCAAGTTTCTTTACAAAGTTATTTCGTTTCTGATACTCCATTAGAAATTTTATTTCTTCTGCATACTTTAAACCTCGTACCTGTTTCGATATTGTATCATTATGACGAATCAGAACACATTTTATTTTTAAGTTAGCCAGATATCCTTCATCCATCAATTGTTTGGTATTTACTACTTTATGTATGGGACCGAATAATCCTTCCACCACTAATTTATGAGTAGTTGACTCTGAAAGACTACCAGTTGTTCCAATTTTAACTGGACACTTTTCTAGTCGAGTAAGAATATTTGTTAATGATTGTGCTGTTGCATGATGCGCTTCATCACCAATACACACTTCAAATTGATCAAAGAATTTTGTTGGTTGTTTGTAAATACTCTGCCAAGTTGTTATCCATATTTTCTTGTCAAGTTGTTTTTCTTGTCCAGAATATTGTCGATAGCAATATTTATCTGTATCCCACCCATTTTTGTATGAATAATGGTTGAAATCGGAGTACATTTGTTCCACCAATTGTTGACTTGGAACGATCAATAATAGCTTCTTTTTTGTCTTTGGTAGGAACCATCTTAGCCATGCGTATATCATCAATGATTTACCACTCCCGGTAGGACACTCAAAGGTGCTTCTGGGAGCCTGTACGCCAGAATTAACGGCTTTTATTTGATACCAATAGGCTTCGATAGGTTTTTGTTTATAATACAAATCTAATGACTTAATCCATGATGTTGCATCTTCTGGAAAAGTCACCAATAAAGATGGTTCTATTTCGTAAGTATACTGAAAAATATCACAGAATTTCTTGATCTTTTCGATCAGTCCAAGATATATCGTATTATTGTATTGAAATAGTCGGATTTTGCCATCCCACAATCCAGATTTGTACTTCGGCATGAATTTGAAATTTGGCACTTCAAAAGTAAAATGTTCTCGGAGTTCTCTTGATATCCCATCTTCACAGTCTATGTGTATGTAAACTTCATTAACTTTGGTTATTGATAGATCAACCGTTTTTACCACTGGTAAATTCTTTCCATTTAATCGCATTCGTTATTGAGTACGATCTTTTGTTTATATCGGAAACTACATCTTTATAAAAATCTATGAGATCATTTGTATCGTCAATATCTTTTTGCATGTCGATAACATCATCATCACTCTCTATATGTTGTTTGATTTGTATCTTGTTTAATTTGAGGGGGAATGGCTTTTGTTTGTAAACTTCGGGATCAGCTTTTCCATCGTAGTATAATTCTTTTTCTTTTTTGAGTTTTTTGAATTTTGCTGTTAGTTCTCTCAATTTACCTTTTTCATAATAATGTCTGTTTAGATATTTTGAGTGAAGTTCTGGAATTTTTAACGACTCGGATGCTAAGTCTGTTCCGTATTTTACGTCTTGTTCTGCTTCTTTAAAAATTTCTTTTGGTATCATCTGTTCTCCATAAAGGAAAGACCACTCTTATATTTCGTGTAAAGGAATTTCCAAATATCATTTACCATTTTCGGGAATGGAAAGAATATGATAGTCGAATATAAGAGTGGTCTATATGTGGGTTATGCCCAGAATTTCAGTAATTTTTTTGTAGCTGTCTTTGATCCACGAACAATAGGTTCGTTTTTCTTTGTAAAGACAATATCGCCATCTTTAGTAGCTTCAATCACTGTGGTTCGTGTGTATCCAGTAATTTCGGATTCACGTCTTGTCAATCGTCTTGCGTATTTGGTTCCTGCTTTAGGTTGACCAACTTTAGGTAATGCCATTAAATCATTCTCCATAAAAAATTTATATTATAGTCCTACTATTATAGTGTACCATATATTGTGAAAATGTCAAGATATTATTTTATATATTTCTATCTATTTGGAATACTCCAGAGAACTTAAAACCTACGTCAATAATAATCGGATTTTCGTCAAGCGAAGAATCAAAATCCAAAGAACTTAATAATACCGGGTGTATGTTTTGAAAATTCATAGACACAATTGGATTTCCTGAATTGGTTAATATGTGTAAAGTTGCATCAGAGTCTAATCCATCTGGAGAAGTTTCCAATTCATTAAATTGTGCAAATCCTTCTGGAAATCCTAGACCTACCATCCAATCATATATCGCCTCGTAATTTCGTAATTCTTCATCCACAATAATTCCGATAGTCAATTGATCAAATGTTATTTTATCACCTATATTTGGTTCGTCTATAAATGACGTTGGTTGTAATAGTTCACCAAGAACCATAGCGGGAATTGATACACGTTGTATAAAGAATTCCACTTCCGGTAATCTGGTGAATTGCATTTTAAAATTTATGGGTGACGTTATATTAATATTGTCTGGTGTATTTTTTGTTATCGACATATTATTCTTCTGTTAAATATTTGGGTGATGTCTTTGATGTTGATTCATCAAGATTGCATCCACAGTTTGGACATTTTGTTGTCTTATCTTCTTTCTTGTATAGAGTTCTCCATCTAGATTTTTCGTATGATTCTAATTCTTCCTGTGTTTCGAAAATGCTCCAAGATGGTTCGTTACAATTTCCGTTACATCCACATGATGACATTTTGTTCTCCTATATAATAATTATTATCCATCTGTATTATTTATATGTCGTTTAAACGCAAAAAAGACTCCCAGAAAACTAGGAGTCTTTTTTATTAGTAAATCAATTGAGTATTCATGTCAAGTTTGAACCTCCAGTGATTTATATTTTATAATATAAAAAACTATTTCATATAAACAAATAGCGGTAAATACTAAATATAGATTAAATGTAAATCCTAATATCTTAGTAACAACTCCCCATGTTACTATTGTTGATAAAATCACACAAATGGTAGACACAATGGCATCTAGAATATATGTATTAATCATAATAAACTTCCTTTATTGAAATGGGTTATTTATATGGTGGTGGATATAGTTTTTTGATTTTTTCTTCAAAATGTTTCTTAATAAATAAATACAAACATTTTGTGCATAAGTCTTCTTCGGTATTTGGAAATCCAAGGAGTTGCATCCGGCATTCATATTCTCCGGTTGAAAATTTGAATTTTATGCGAATGTCTTCATCTCGTTCTATTGTATTGCAGATACTACATTGAATCATTTTCATTTTTGTGTTTCCACTTTTTAGGTTTTTGTTTTGGAATCTCTTTTCCAGTTTTATCAAATCGTTTCATATCACTTAACATCCATCGTTTTTGTGTGATGTAATATTCAAAATTTGATAGGACAAAACATTCAGCCAAGGTGTCGTACAGATATACTACATAGTTCCTTGATCCATCTCCGTACATATCAAGGTATCCTACCATCTGGATATCAATTACGGTATCGTATGTCGATAGATGAATTTTTAATTCCTCTGAATGTTTTGATTCCATATCTTCAATTTTCATAGTTTCCCCATTTTATATTTTTGATGCGGATATCGTCATATAATTATTAAGTATTTTTGAAAATTTATTATACATTTAACAACTCCTGTTGTTCTTCGTTTTTAAGAGTTGCTTCGCCTTTTTCCGTGATCTTGATTTTGGTAGGACGTGCAACGATGGTTTGTTTGTCGTCACGAAATTCATCATGCGTTTTGATTTTGGCAGAGAATTTAACCGTATCTCCAACAACTCCCAATTCCGCAGTTCCGAAGTAAACAACAATGTTTCCATCGGAGTTTTTTCCTTTGACAACAGAGGAAGTCCCAAATTGAGTATCAAAGTGTTTCAGAAAATCAATGGTCATCTCGAATTCCTGACGATCTCCAACATTACCAACATGCTCACTTTTTGGTTCAAGGTCTTTTAATCGTTTCTTTTCTGCAATTTCCGCATCTCGTTTTTCAAACAGGTTTTTATTTTCCGCAACTTTCTTACATGCGTTAACCAGTGCGATAATTCCTTTTTTCTTTTCGTTGGTTAAATCTTTTTCAGCCCACCAGAGAACATAGGTATCAGGAGCATCTTCAAATTTTACTCCAGAATGTTTGCCGAAAGGAAACCATCCGTTGACTTCAACTTCGTGAAGATTTTCAGCATCCCAAACATCAACTGGACCTTCACCATATTTATTAAGTTTGAATTCTGTATTCAGAGCATTGATGATTTCAACATCGGTATTGGCATATTGAATTTCAGATGATTTTACGATCTCGGTAGCTTTGGCAATCGCTTTGTCTTTATCGATTCCCAAATTACAAATGTAGTTAGCATAATTTCGGGAATACCGATCCATTCCAGCCGGACAAAATCTTTCTTCCCAGAGGGTGTACTGAGCATTTTTTTTGCCAGAAGAAATCTTGTATGTGATCGTGTTTTTCATCGTCATTATCTCCATGAAAGAGTTATTAACCTCACTTACGAGACTAGTTTACCATAATTTTTGTAGATGTCAAGATAAAAAAATCATTCAGCTTCCATCAAATCAATGACACGACCATCCCATTCAAGAAATGCTATTTCCATTGGAACGAAAATAGTATTACCAACTCTACTAGGACGGTTTGGGCCAAATTGCTCATGGGCTTTTGGCCCACAGTCTTTCTTACATTCAACTACCAGAACTTTTGCTTCATGATGATGATCATGAGAAACCACAACACCTTCTATATACATATCATCTCTCCAATCACCATATGGCTCGAAGTCATACGCTCTAATTTTTTGACCCGGTTCAATGTGTTCGTATTTAAGCATTTCAACATCTCCATGAAAGAGTTATTAACCTCACTTACAAAGATAGTATACCAGAATAAGATTCAATGTCAACGGAAATATACTGTTTTTAGAAAATTAATTGATGATGAAGAATTTTCATATTTTTCTCTTAATATTTCCATAGTACCATCATTTATTGCCTGATGATACAATACAAAAACTGATAACATCACGAATATAAAAAATATTAATGGTGGTAAAGTATCTTTATCCATTTTAATAATCCCGTTGTATTGGGGGAATAAATCCCCCGGTTATTAGAAGTTGTAATCGTAGAACTCGTTTCGACCTTCGCCAAGTTGCATTCTACCATCAGGAGTAGTTCCAGCAACCGTCCAGACATATCGCCCACGCCATTTTCGAACAGTAAACTTGATCGTTGATCCTTCGGGATCGGCTTCATAAGTGTATGTTTGGTCATTCTGATTGACACAATGACCAGAGAATCCACCGGGAACAATATCAGGTTTGAAATTTGGGTCTAGAGTTGCCTTGTCTTTCTGCATGACTACCTGTTTGCCGGACTTCGAAACTTCGATAATCGTACCAGCTTTTGCATCGGAGTACATACGGTAGGTGGCTCCATCACCAACTTTGAAAATCGGAAGGGGATATCGGCTGTCTTGGGGAACGTCTTGAATCGTTTTCATTATCATCTCCATGAAAGAGTTATTAACCTCACTTACGAGACTAGTATATCAGAATGAATGATAATGTCAAGAAAAAAACACCCTTCTAAATGGTTGATTTAAAGGGGGTTATAATGATCTTAAAACTTTTATTGTGGTTATTAATTGTTCTTCACGTTGTTCTAGCACCTCAATTTGTTCTTCCATATCAAAAGCCCATTTACAAATTCTGTCGAATGCTTCTCCAGTGTCAGTGTCTCTTACATCACCAGACACATCAAAAATATCGTCTTGAATACCCATTGTTTTATCTCCCATTATACTTTTTATTAAATACCAAGAATTTCTTTCCATGCCATTTTAACTCGATACCACCAATGATATTCGATGAAAAAATCATCGATGTTATTAGGACACCAATGGCGACATAGTTTGATTATGTTTGGCATGTTACACTTATTTTCTTCTACGGCTTCATCATTCACGCACCAAAGAGTTACCGCACCTTGACACGAAATACAAGTTCCACAATTTTGATTTTCGAAATCAATATTTTTATCGTGAAATTTTATCACAATTCATTTCCTTAAATTTTTATTTTTAAAAATGCTCGACATTTGCAGTAATTTTGATACAATATTACCCACATAGCCATTCTCCTGTATATGGGTCATAATAAGAGACCTCCATATAGTCATGCAAAAAAGACCATGCCATACCATCAATCCAGTAGTATTCATGGTTATGTGAACACCAGAGATATTTCATATCTTTTGGTCTACAATCTAACATCCAATAATTATCTAACATCCAATTTCAACTCCTTGTTCAATTCGTGTTTATCACTTCGGCGTTTGAGTCTGGAATATTCTTTTTTGACTCGATGTTTGTAGATGTACCCACCATAACAATACTTACAGAAACAATTAGCAAGACCTTTGATACTTCGATGTCCCATCATAGTTTTGATTCCCTATATATATGATATTAATGTTTTAACACATTCTTTGAGTCTTTTGATTTCTTCGTCTTTATCAGTTGCCATAATTACATATTTATTATACTTACGTTGGGATTCTACCTTATTATCTTCAACCATTTTAGCATGAACTTCTGCTAATTCGTCATATTCTTTTTTCCAACTTTTTCTAACCATTACATTTTCTCCATTATTTTCGAAGTGTTTCTTCCCGCAAAAGTCCACATTTAATGTCGGTAAGATGTCGAAGCATTTCATAATAATCATCTTGATTGAGATCATCACAAATACGAGTCAATCGAATACCGATGTCGGTAACAGCATTTCGAATACTAACAATCTCTTTAAGACTAGCAGTTGCACTTTCCATTTGTTTGATCTTCATCAATTTGTCTCCTGAATCATTGTTTATCATGTAAACAGTATACCAGATTTTTATTCGATGTCAAGAAAAAAACACCCATTTAAAAGAGTCTTATAACTCATACCTTTTTTTTTACTCTAAGTATATGATTTTAAACGATTGTTTGTCAAAAGGTATGTCTAAATGGTGGTTTCTGGAGATGGTAAAATAAAATTTGTGTCGAAGTGAAAGTTACGGGGGCTAACTTTCACTTTATATGTTTTGTGCTATACTGCCTACTATAGTAATTAACGTTGCATCATAAAAAAAGGGGAAAGCCCGTTAGGACTCTCCCCTCTTAATATATGTGCTATTAAAAACTGTTTATAGAATGTTCTTAATCGCTATTTTTCTGTAATATGCGTTAACATTTTTAGAACCAGCCGCCCAAGGGTTACTAGTATCACCACCAACAGTAGCATTAACACCTTTGAAGAAAGGATTGTTAACAAGACCGTATCGTGTTTTAACACCAACAGTAGCATTAACACCTTTGAAGAAAGGATTGTTAACAAGACCGTATCGTGTTTTAAACGCAATTTTTGGTTGGAAAGTATTTTCCCCAACTGCACGAACCATTTGTAATGGAACATATGGAGCATAGAATACACCAGCATCCATTGGTGAAGAAGTACCTTTATAACCAACTACTGCGATTTCTGTGTTGTTTACAGTCCAATACGGATCAATATAAACTTTGTAACGTCCGTTAAGAACACCAGCAAAAGTTCGTCCAGTATCGTCTACTTCTAGACCAGTTGAAAGCGCATGGTTGATATCTAATTTTCCTGTCATAGCTAGAGCAGAAGCTACATCTGATGAACAGATAATGATATTACCTCTTCCTCTTCGTGTTTCTTTAGCGATAGCGTTTGCTTCTCGTTCAATCTGCATCATAAGACCTTTGTATTTTTCAACAGACCATCTACCATTGGCATCTGTGTCTAGATCAAATGTTCCTGCTGATTGTGTGTTCTTTTGCGCTCCCGGTTTAGCAACTGTGTATACCATTCGGATGATTTCCCGATTGATTTCTCCAGTGATTTCTTGTGAAAGAATATTTGCTAATTCGGTTTCTGCATCCAAACCATGAACTGCTCGTAAATCTTGTTGCAATTCAAGAGAGTATTCAGCTTTCAATGCTCGTGATTTTGCTTCAACGGAAGTCTTCTCGATGCTGAATGCCATTTCTTGGAAATGGTTATCCGTAGCATCACCTAACGCTTCAGACTCCGATGTTAACATTCCTGTACCAGTTAACCATGTACCAGCAAATGGATTGTTGGTATCATCTGTGTCAACATGCAATGGAGAACCTAAAGTATTGGCAGGTCCACCAGCCGTTAGAGCATTCTGACCAGAGAAATCAGTATCGTACTCTGATTGTCCACTAGCCTCTGCTCCACCAGAACTGGTGTAATTCGCTTTCATTGCGAACACCAAACCAGTAGGTCCAGACATAGGTTGAACGCCAACTACATCGAAGGCAATCAAGTTAGGAATAGTTCGTCTAACTAGGCTAATTAAAATTGGGTCCCATGTTCGTACATTACCCGTATTTGTAGGATCATCCCCAATTATGTTTGTAGGTGCTTCACTCAAAAACTTCTCTTGGTTTTCTAAGAGTCGAAGTGTGGCATCCCGTTTGTAAGGATCGTTAATAGGAGCTAAGTCAGAATGCTCTAGGACTCCATTTTCAGTCCATTTGTTTCTAACCGCTTCTGTTCGATCAATATTGTTTTCAGCAAGATACATCTTTTAAATCTCCTTTTTGTTTATATAAAAGTTTTGTACTATTATTTATAATATTTCGAAGTTTAACGCTTTACGCTTTGGGAAATTGCCTTAGAGTAAATCGAAGTTTTGTTTTTATCTTCATTTGAATCATCTTCATTTAAATTCTTGTTTGTTCCAGCAGTATCTAGATCGGTATCAATATTTTCATTAAGTACTTTTTCAGGAAGATCAGTAGACTTGTTGAACATACTTTCTTTGATAGTAGCCAAAGAAGTTACGTATGTGTCGTCATCAACATAATCAACATGAGAAACCAATTTAACTAATTTATCTACTTCTGAATCAGTAAGATTTTCACTTACAAGTGAAAAAGCTTTTTCCTTTTTCATATCAGTGATTTCTTTTTTCAGAGAAATATTAGTTTTGATTTCTTCGTCTAATTTATCTTCTAGATCAGTAGCAACTTCCGCTAAGTCTTCTAGATCAGAAACACTTGCTTCTGGAATTTCGATCTGATGACTTTCGAATACTTCTTTGATGTCATTGATTAAACTTTCCGCTAGTTCGGTACGAATACCATTTTCAACAGCTAGTTTATTTTCTTCCATCCAAGTATCGATGATATGATCCATGTATGAATCAACTTGATTAACTAATTCAGAAGATTTTTCTTCTAATTGGGCTTCTAACAAGTCGTTATATTGTTCTTGTACGTTAGCTAATTGAGTATTTACTGCATTAACAACTGCCGTTTCAAACAATATCCGTGTTTTGTCTCGTACTTCCTCTGAAAGAGTTTGATCAGACCCTAGAAGACTAGAAACTTCTTCATCAATTTCTAAATCATTAGTAGAAATTTGAATAAGTTCAATATCTTCTTTTTTGAATGGATTTTCTTTTTTCTTTTTATCTCCATCTTCTTCATCAGAGTCTTCTTCATCGTCATCGTCATCGTCTTCTTCATTCGTTGGTTGTTTTTTGCCTTTAACTTTTGGCTTATCTATTCCAAGAAATTTATCAGAAGTTTTATCCTCGGATTCTGCTCGAAGACTTCTAACGTCTTCTTCAGACAAACCAAGTTGATCGATGATTTCATCGTTGGTTTTGCCTTCTGCCATTAATTCTTTGATTTTTTCTAACATCTTAAAAAATATCTCCTGTGTGTTTTATATAGTTGTTATATAGTATTTATAAAAATTCTTATTGTAACTCTGTCAAAAATGCGTGAAACACTTTTACGGTCTCTTCTTGTAGATTTCTACTTGCCGTATTATTTATATGTTTTTTTGCCGTATAGATTTGTTCTTCCGACCAAATGCCGTTTTTGTTAACCCATTCAACACCTTCCATGATTCCATTAACGAATGCTTCTGGTGCAGATGGATCAGCTACGATATCAATAGTGGCAAGTCGAAAGTCGCCTTGTACTTCATCAACACCGGATTTATTTTTTACAACTGTTCCCATACCTCGTGAAGATACTCCAAGTTGAACACCATCACCAAGTAGACCAGCCGCAATTTTACCCATTGGAGTATCTGTAATCATAGCTTTGCCAGTAAAATTTTTACCTTCTACTCGTAAATCGGTAATCAAATGTGATACTCGATCAAGATTGATAGTCGGAGATTCTGGATGATTTAATTCTCCTACGGCTCGTTTTTTAGCAACGAGATTTGCAGAGAAGTTGTTGACTTCACGAACTAATGTTTGATATGGGTATATACGTCCGTTCTGGTTTTGAACATCCGATTGCATGAATATACCTTCGATATGAAGTCGTTTTTTACCAGTGGCTTCGTTTAGTTCGTACCCAGTGTGGATGTCGTTGAATTTTTGTTCGGTAATTAATTTCATTTATTTGAGTTCTTTTAGTTGGTTTAGTATATTATCAACAATATTATCCCATTCATTTAAAGTAGATTCTAAATCTACTATATTAAATCCTCTATTAAGTAGTGTTGTATCTACAATATTTATAAGTATTCCTGCTTCTTTATCAACTTTCAATCTTTGTTTTGCTAGTTTGGAAAATATTTGTTGTGCTTGTTTTTTATCTTCTGTGAGAATAACTTCGCCTCTAACTTCGTTTAAAAATGATTTAAGATTTTTCATAGATTACCTTTGGTTTTTGGGAAATGGAACTTTATCAATCGCATCTTTTTCCGCTTTGGTTAATTCGTTATATTTGATCCAACCGGGTTTGCGGGGTACATTGTATTTAATTTCTCCAGTTGCTGGATCAACCATTTTACCAACAATTGGAGTTTTTTGACCCAGCGAAACTTTAATATTCTTTTTTACTTCATCCAACCGAATCCCATTTAAAAACTTGTCTAATTTTTTCATTTATTTCTCTAGAAATTGTTGGTTTAGTGCGCTATTGATATGTGCAATAGCTGTTCTCATGTGTTTATTAAACATATTAGTTTGTTTATCATTTATAACATCTGAAGATTTCATAAGACTTATTGTACGTTTATTGAGATTTATCATTTTATCGTGAATATCAGATAATTCTTGGATTCGACTTTCCATAGCTTCTTTGGTTTTTCTATCCGCAAAAGACATATCTCTAGTAGCTTCGTCTAATCTAACTTCATTTAAAAACTTGTCTAATTTTTTCATAGATTATCGTTCCTGTTCACGTCTTCGTGCAGTTCTGGCTTTCTTACCAACATTAAGTTTTTCACGTTTCTTAACTTTGACTTTGAATGCGGCAGTTTTACGAACCCGTTTCAGTTTTTTGTTTTTCTTAATTTTCTTTGCATCTTTCTTTTTTCGTTCACGTCCTGCGGCTACTCTTTGTGCGGCTGATCTTTTTTTACCAGCTACATTTTCGTCCATGTCTTCATCGTCATCGTCATC